CGTCGCATATTGATCACTTTGGAAATCACGCTCTTATCATGCACTACGCCTAACACACCAGAACATACACTGGCAAGATCAAGCCTAGGGAGGATATGCCCGCGGAGAGCCCGCGCCATGTTCATGCTGTCAAGCATAAGGGCAGGCACCCAACCATAACACCATGCCAGAATGCTATTATCGAAAAGCGCGTTAAATGTTACCGTCGCGGTAGTTTCCGGATTGAACTGTCCTAACCAATCTCCAAAATTAGGTCCATCTACAATTCCAGATGGGTTACCGTTCACCGCGCAAGCGCATATATTCACCTCGAACCGAGGGTCCAAAATGTATTCTGGTATAGTCATTTTCCGCAGGGAAAACGTCTGCGAGTAAAACGTTTCAAAATCAAGGAACAGAAAGTCTTTTATATTCATAATTCCATCGTATATGCTGGCACAGCAATACCATTTACTGTCGTTGCAACAAAATACAAATTTACACTTTGTTTAGGTCTATCCCCCACCTCACCCTGTATCAAAAGCGCTCGACCCATTATTCCTGCCACCTCTCGTATAAGATCGAGCATAGGTGCAAGCCCATCCGGTTCACGAAACCGTGCACCCTCTATATGAGAATGATACTGACCAGGGAGAACAGTTTGTATCCAAGGACAGTAACTACGCAGTGAAATAGCACTAGAACCACATGTGTTAAACCACTCGAACACATGTAAGACCTTGGCATAATCATAAAGTATCTGACGTATACGATGACAGTGTTCTACCAATTTAGGTAAACACGTCTCCGCAGGACCGATTAAATACTCTTCCTTCGGAGGAAGGATTTTTGCAACATCATCTAGGTATTTTCCGCCTACTTGCAAACTTACGTTCGATAGAATTCTTAATGAAAGAGAATTATGGCGTCTAACGGTATCAGTTGTAAACTGATACCCCAATTTACAAGCGTTCAATACATGTTTGGGGAAACATTGTTCCATAATCCAATCCATGGATTTATCCCACGGTTCAACCACGTGGTCTATATAATTGTTACGTGCTTTATTAATATTAAACTCTACCAAGTTAGATGCCTCACGTGGTAGCGCGGTTTTTATTCTTTGAGGCTTCCATTTTCCCATTTAGTTACTCCCCATTCGCACACTACCAGGCGCTATTTTGTGTAGCTCAACAAGCCAAGCAGGTATACCGCCAACAATTTGTAGTCCTAATGGTGTAGGCTCAAAAGTATCATCGTCCTCATCATACTCGATTAATCCTTTTTCTTCAAGGGTTAGAAGCGCGCTCGATATGTCGGTTTTTTCCATCTGTTACCTCCACGGTAAACCCATATCATCCCCACCTAACCAAAATTCACCGCTGTATATTTTTGATCCTTCCAGCGGGAAAAACTGTACTCGTACCAATCATCATAACCATTCCAAACTCTGCGCCTGAAAATATACTTGCGCCAATGCCATACACCGTCAAACCGGCGAGGGAACCACAGGTAATATAATTTCCAATCACCCACGTTATCCCTCGCCGTATGCGCTTCTACCATTAGGTGTTGACCACCGCTACCTCCCCATACGGAAAATCTTCAGGGCTACTATTGACGGCACCCCACACGATAGGGAACGCAGGTTGCTCGGGCCACGTAAAGCACCCATCTGTGAGCCCTATGAACATATCCGGGTGCGCCCTCTGCTCTGCAATCCAATCAAATACTGGCGTAATGTCAGTTCCTCCCCTGCCACCGACGCCAGTTGCCTTAATTGTTTCCAGATCAGCCACATCAGTAATGTCATCGATCCGGTGAATAGCAGCATCACACCAGACAATGCTAAGACGGCTTGGCTTGCACTCATCGATCATGCCTTTCAGTTCGCTCAGATATTGGTTTAGCTCTTTGTCACCTATAGAGCCCGATGTATCGCCCCATATCACAAGCCAACCCGCACCTTCACCGCTCCTGGACGGTACCCATAGGTCGCGACCAATGAACCGCCTATCCGGCTTTTTCCAATTGAGCGATCCACTCCCCATAATACGTTTGGCCACCGTTGTGATATGGTCATGCCACGGTACTTTCGGGTCAAGTATCTCATCGAACATATGACCCAGCGCACCCGGTATTTTCCCTTGCGTCCGTTTGCTCTCAATGGCCTTAGCGATAGATAGCTCGACCGCCCATTGCTGCGGGTTTCTTTGATTGGCCGCTTGCGAGGGAGATTGACCATTTGAAGCCCCAGGAGGTTGTACCCCTCCAGGGTCAAAACCATTCTGTCCTTGCGAGTTACCATGTCCCGGCTGTTGACCAGGATTTTTCGGTCCACCATTCTGGTCTTGCTTATACACTTTGCCGTATATATCAAATACCCCATCTTTCCCCATGGCAATGGCCGGGTCATATAATGCGTCTTTCGGCATGTGACCAATGCGGCTCTCGACAAGCATGGCATTAATGCGATAGTCCATCGCTTTCTGCATGGTCCCCTCGTCATAAGGGAATATCTTGCCGTCCGTACATTTGATATTAGTTTCATATTTCATCCTATGCAGAAGCCCCACATCGTCATAGACGTTGTGTGCCACCTCATGAGCCATGATAAACACACGCTCTTTGAGCGAATATCCACCTTTGCCACCTTGAGGGAAAAACGTCTCAGGGTTGACGATGATATTCTGTCCGTCTGTACAAGCGATACCTTTGTCACCGGTATAGAGATTACCAAACTCACCCATAAGCGCAGTGTAATTTCCATTGTTATTTGCCAACAGCTTGAAAAAAAGATGACGGAAACCTGGCGCCGTCCACGCCATTAAACTCATTGTATCGGTCCACATTTGTTTTTGTTCAGGTGTTAGGTCTACTTTTCGGATAGACATGCCCATGATGGTTCCTTTCCCATTGGTCTTTTGCATTAGCCCAGCGGCATGCTGGGCATATCCCATATTATTTATCCGTTGCTGCCGCAAGCAGTTCAGAGCTAATCCCTGCACTCTCTTGTAACTCTTGGTCGCCCTTGCCAATCAGGTCCTGATAGATATTGATATTCTCAGGAGGCGACATAAAGTTGTCCGTGTACACCACGCATTCAGGCTTACACACAGGATCGAGTAGCTGTATGTTCGCAGCGAGTGTCCTCGCCATGGAACATGCCAGTTTGATAACCTCAGGGATTTTGTCCTTATCCTTGAAATCCATGCGGCACTCGATTGTGATTTGGTCTTGCATTTCCGTTCCTTCCTTTGCCTTATCGCGGAGTTCTGCCCAGCGATATATCTTCCACTCGATCAGGGCATCAAGGTCGGGAAGCCCTAGTGTAAGATGCTTCCCGGCCATGATCTCAGCCTTGTTTTTAGTTCTGGCCCAAGCTTGCTACGATTGCCACCGTTGCACCGTTCTTGTTGATCCATGCCTGCATCGCCGGTTGATTGATCATAGACTTATAGTCACGTCGAAGCAATGCCGATATAAACGTGATACCCATATCGGTTGGCATTTCCTTGCGCTGCATGTAAGTCAACACAGGCGCCAAATGTTCAGCCCTGGTCTGGTTAGCGAGTTCATATGCCATAAGCATCTGAAGGTCGCCCTTGGCAGGGATAGCCGTCTTGTTAGGCTCGGCCACCACGTCGTCATAAGACGGTAGTTGCGACCTAAACGTCAAGTGCTGAATGCACGACTGCGTAGCGGGCATACCAATCGTACCGCTAAACAGTTCAAGCAGTAAAGGATCAGCGGGGTCTATGTCTTTCCCGCCATTATCCTCGATCAGGCATTGGTATACCCGATCAGCCGCGCTCATGGTGCGCGGGTTACACCATGGCCCATCTTCTTTTGGTTCTGCTTCGAAGATGACACTCGACCCTGCGGTTTTTGCCCAGGCTTTCCAGACTGCCGACATTTGCCAGTTGCGCCCTTGAAACGCATATGGTTTGTCCCAATGATCTACTAGAACATCGATATCCTGTGCAATATCGATGATTGTTCGTCGGGCGATAGCGAAAAGAAAATCTTTAGTAACTCCATAACGCGCACCTGTATTTGTGCTCGCCCATCTAGCACTCCCCTTTGGTAGATAGAAAGGCGGTGTGCCCCCATTGAGGAATATTTCCGCCGCCGCACGCTTTGTATCTGGTTCACCTTGACCGTACTCCTCTATGATAAGCACAAACTGATCGAACAACGTTGCAGGCTTACCTGTGAATACGTCAAGCATCCACATCGGATATGACGGGTCCGTTACCGTGATGGTAACCTCTTCCTGGCCATTCGATGGATCGGGGGAAGGCAATGTGAACCGTTTTTCCCCTTTCCATGGAAGCCCGATTAAATCGCTGGGCGTTTGCGTAGCGAGAAACAAGACGCCTAAGCCTGTCGTTTTCCCGTTCTTGGCGTTCTTGGAGCGCAATTCGTCGAAGGCTTGCATCTGCATTGTACTTTTGCCGAAGCCCGACGGACTGCGGAGAAGCGTAGCGTTCCCAGCTTGAGTGTTTAGTAGCATTGCGCGTTTTGCCTGTACCAGATTTAAGCTCATTTCCATATACTCCCGTTACTAGATTGCCCATGCCCATGCTACCGTTATGGCCCCAAATGTATGGGCTATTCATTAGAGCCTTTTCTAACTGTTCGTGTTTCATAGCCATTATTTCGTGGCAATATTTCCAGATTTCCTGGAAATTAGATTTTCCACCACATCTACCTGTAACCGTTCCCCTACAGTTGAAAGCCACATTTTTGTTATTAACAGTCGGTTGAAACTCCTGGTCGATTGCAGAGCATATAGCAGTCCATGTTTGGGACCCCCTATATGTTCCGGAACCGACCACACTATTGATTATATTTTTTATTTTGTAGTGTAATTCAGAAGCAAACCATGTAGATAGCTCTTTTTCACGTCGTCTAAACGCAGCCTCAGCAGTAACTACCTCAAAAGGTATATCTTCCCGCCTTTGTGTACGAGGAATAATCTGTACATCGTGCCATTGTACTGAATAACACTGTTTGAAACTATTAAGCCGGGAATTAATTTGGCCTTTTATCTGTACCCTATATGACCGTGAACGTGCAATAAGGCGTAGCTCTTTAGAGAGCCCCATGCAAATCACTTGTGTTTTTCGTGATTGGGCCATTGTTACCTCTACGGTAAGTTGACCGTCTCTCCGGTCTGTCACACCACTCTAAACCGCAAGAGGCTGCGCGAAGCACGTGTACCCTTGCAATCATCCGGTATCTTACCGGCCCGGCAGGTGTCGCGTAGATTTAGTAAGAACCGGGGGCAGGGTGAACGGAAGGAAGCCCCTGCCCCCGGCGAGCGTTTACCCCATACGGTTATGCATTGTCTGCGCCGGATGGAACGCTCACTGGCGCGGCATCGCCAGCCTTATCTGCTTCTTTACCGATTACCTCAGCAGCTAAGGCCACTGCTTCGTTCTGTGCTGCGGCGTGCTTGCCAGCAGCGATCTCTTTCAGTTCCTTGTTGATTGCCTTGATGGCGTTATCAACATGAGCCGTGTTACATGTTCCGGCGGGGTGCTTGCCGTCATATAGCTTCTTAAGGGTCGCCCTGGCCTTGTCGAGCACATCCGCCACCGTGGCCACCTCAGCGTCCTTTTTGAACGCCATATCGTTCATGGTGGCATCGTCCAGCACATAGTCACTACGCTTAAGCTTGCGAGCAAGCCCAATTACATAGTTGGCAGGATCAATCATGCGCTTGGTATTGCCTGGGACCTTGCGAAGGTTCTTATACATAGTCATGGCACGATTGAGCATGCCCATCGGTTCGCCCGGGCCACCCTTAGACCATCCACCCATTGTGATGCACTGGCGCATGCATGAAATGGTCTTGCGCTGGTTGCCAGCCTTGGGGTTAAAAATCACGTTCTTGTGCCGTGCACCCCAATACTTTTCAGCGATCACCGTGGCATCGTCACGGTCTGCGCCGTGCTTATTCTTGGTGTTATCGATCACGCATTCAAAAGCTGCTTGTGTGACCAGCAGAAGATGCTTCACTTGTGCATCCTCAGCTTGGCCAGTCACACTACCAAGCTTCTCACTCTCGTTGAGAAGATCATCGAAGCGAGTATCATTCTTGGTATCATGTACCAATATCGTAGGGCTTGTCATTTGAAGGTCCTTTCCTGTTTGATAGGCATGCCTGCCGCCTTGCAAAATGCGTTATCTTGGTCTTCTTTCATATTGAACTCAACACAGAATGCTCGGATAATACGTTGCCGCGTCCATTCTGCGCTAGGCGCTTCAGGAAATGCTTGTTGGGGCCAATTTGGCCTCCTAGCTTCTCTAAGAATACGTGCAATAATATCCCAATCTTTTCGTGTCACTTGAATAACTCCATTAGGTTTGGCACGGGGGTATCAGTCTGCCCCCGCGGAGTTTTCCTGTCGTTTTGTTGCCTTACAGGCTTGACAGGTTGGCTCACTACGGGGGCAGGCGCCAGTGGTACCGATAGGGTGCACACGTCCCTTCCTGGCCTATCTTTGTTTGGTACCACTGGCGTATGTCTCCTAGCTTGCTTCGGAGCCTCTTCTATAGCAACCAATACCGCCTCTACAATATCGGTGCTCTCATAATGCCCTTGACCATGGATTGTTATAACGCTGGCGTGGAACACAGTGGGGGATTTATGTGCCCCCCACTGCGCATAGACTGACAAATGCGAGAGTAAACCCTTATCTGCCATATCGCGTAGCTTAGCTTCCAGGTCAGTCATCAAGCGCCTCAGCAGCAAGAGTGTTGGCGTCAATCTGGGCACGAAGGGCTTGTTTTAGAATTCCCACCTTGCGACCTGCCTTTTGTAGGCGTGTATTCTGCTTCTCGATATGGGGCACAGTGCGCTGTAGAGAGTAAAGTTGCCCCCAGCGCTTGCCGTACCACTGGCCAAGATTAAATGCTTTAAAAACGTCTGCCCTAGTGAATTCCAGCTTCTCTGCGGGCTTCTCTTGCTCAATCGTATTGCCATTCTCATCCTTAAGACGTGAACCCTGCACGCCTTCGCACGCAGCCTTAAGCTTTTCATATTCAGCGTTGGCTGCTTGTTCCGGATCGGGCTTTGTCCACCCACTGGATTTCTTGTTGTCGTTTGCTGGCTTTGTCATTTTTCATTCCTCCAAGTGTGACGATTACCACTATGGCAACCGCTAGAACCAACCAAAGATTGCTCATGCCTCTCCTAACCACGATAGTGCGGCACTCTCGTTGTGGTCGAACAAGTATGCATCAAGGCGTGGAAGCAACCGTTCAAGCGGGCCATAGGTGCCATCATAAGCCCGCTTCAATCTTGTATTACAAGGCCAGCAAACAAGCAAGCCCTGATTTTTCGACCGCTTGCATTTGGGGCACCAATGAAGCGCCCGCACTCGATCGAATTGCGGTGTAACAGTGTCCGGTGTTACCGGGACGGTAAGTTCACATAGGCTCATGATCTTGCCCTCACATTTGCGCCCGGCTTACAAGCTTTCATAAAGCGGATGATATCGAAGCCCTTATTATCACGTTCGAACATTTCCGCCAAATCTCTTATTTGCTCTAGCCACTGTACTACGGCGCGATTGTCGTGACTTAACCCTTCTCCTGGATGTGAACCTTGCATCACAAGAGCAATTGTTTCATAGTGCCGCTTTTGAAACATACTCATTTGAAGGTCCTTCCTGTCGAGATTGGTTCAATCTCGCACTGTCCAAACCATCGCGCCATAGCGCGTCGATCTTGTTCGCTTATGCTGTCATTACGTCCATCCGTACGCTCGTCATATAAATTAAAGAGCGCCTCTTCAAGTTCCTCGTCTGTGAACTTTGGCAACGTGTTATCCACTACAAGGCGCAAGTTATACATGGTCACTCTCCTGTGCATCGTTGTAGGCTTCTGAAAACACGCCACATACCTTCGCTATCTTGCGTTACATGATAACGATAGTGTTTGGCTTTGTCGCCTCGCTCAAATTCACCTTTCGCCATGGCGTTCTCAAACCGGCAACGTTTGAATGCGCCCGCTCTGGTCTTGTATTTAGCGCCTAGCAGTTTCATGGTCGCACCATGTTCCTATACACTGTTACCGGGAAGGTAAGATGAAACGTTCCCTGTGACACAGTGCGCATTTCAGTGTGTGCCGTTGCACCATAGAACGTATCCTCTCCAAGATCGCGGTGAATGGTTTCACCCATCCATGGCATATTGCCTTTTTCCATTCGGAACCCTGCGATATTATTTCGCATATGCAGCTTGCACCGTGCAAGGGTGAAAGGGTCAGAGCGATCATTTGCCACATATCGCTCCATTGCCTCAATCCGTTCGCGTGACCAGTTCATTGTACACACCCTCCCAGCAATTCCAGCACACTATTCCAGAACACCTTGTTGCTAGAGGGCCTAGCAAGCTGATACTTGGCATGATCGATATTATCGATCCGCTTCCACTGCCGGTTGTCTTCTACCCATTGCTTGGGCGTGAGACGTGCAGCGCTAGCCTGTGTGATCATGTGATTTTTCCCAGTGCGATGTGGAGAGAAGCGACAAGTGCACGGTACCAGAACCTAAACCGTGATACCGTGCACGGGTGATAAGTTGTGCCGTTATATGTGAACATGGATTCGGCTCTTGAAATTATTCGGCACCTTGCCATTGCTGGCAATGAATTCACGGATGCGCCGGGCTACCTTCCGTGCAGCCTTGTCACCGTAAGTCTCGCCTTTGTAGCTCTCCGCAGAGAACAGCCATTCAGCTTGTTTATAGCTGATCTTGAAAAATTTATGCACTTCGACCCAATTAAGATATTTGGGGAACCCAGCATTGGTAAATGTGGGATCAAGTGTCGCGAGGCCACATGCACAGCCCTTAGTGCCACACCAATCATCCTCTCGGGCGGTGTCGGTTATCCAAAGGCCCAAATCGAACCGTGTGCCGTTGTCGTGGTGCAGTTCTAGTTTGAGCGCCATATACTCAAGCCACTTGCGTTGCTTCGCTGTAAGTTTATTTGCCATTGTGCTTCTCCTATTTAGAGGCTTCGCCAGTTCTCTTCGATAATGTCGGCAATCTCATCGAATGACTTGCCGTCATCGTTCAGTTCTATGAGAGATCTCTTGTTATCTGCCCACGATCCAAGAGGCGTTTTCATTCCAGCCTCTTCTTGGATATAAGTCTCCAACACCGATTTACTCCCATTATAACTATATTTATACCCATTCCACTCAGCAATATGCCCCAGCACCTCGCACAGAACGCCAAGGCAGCAGTGCCCCCCATCTTTCTTCAGTGCGCCCCTGGTTTGCTTATAATTGCCACTGCGCAGTGCGGCAACCCACTTATCCTTCACATCTTCTTTCATTGTGCTTCTCCCGTTGTTATGACCGAATGCTGCAATAGTGGTCGTTAGTTGGTCAGACTGCCACACTACGCTTTCCCTTATTCCCGCCGTGGGATTGGTTACCCATACTCGCTTGCTCGGCCCTCTTGGGGGAAACTCTTGCGCCAGCACTCTTGTTGAATTGGTAGGAGGCAGGGGAGGATATCCCCTGCCCTGGCGCTTGTTACGCCAGCACCGCGTCAATCAATTCAGTAGCACGATACTCGATATGCTGCAAGAGACGCGCGTCCAGGCGTTCCCGGATAGAGATGGCATCACTAGTGGTGCCCTGTCCAATGCGCGCTCTCAGAGCGTCAAACCGTGCCACCATGTCATTCTGCTCGACCAACGCGATTTCCTTTGCCATAGTCTTCACTCCATGTCCTAAGGGCGGGCCGCCGAGGCGCGGCTCACGTCATTGGCCGGTTGGCGTTTGGTTAACGCCCCGGGTCCAAGCCAATGAGAATGCGCTCTTGTTCTTCAGTGAGTTCTTCATATTCCTCAGCCTTCTCCTGCTCTTGTATTTCGTGATTTACCGCGTCGGTAACAAGGTATGTAGCTTTTACAAAATTACGTGTTTTTTGGTCCTCAGTCTCTTTATGAGGATTAGCTTTGATCGTTTCCCATATCTTGTTCTGGTCTTCAGGTGGAATTGCCCGAAGCAATTCAATTGCACGGGACAAGGCTGGCGTGATTACCTGGAAGCGTAATTTAGATGGTAACGGGCTTTCCGAATACTCTCTGCCTTGACGGTCTACAACCCAAACAGGTGGCAATGGGCCAGTTCCACGTTCATTGAACATATTCAACATACGCGCTAGCCCGGCGAAATGTGCAAAGTAATATGGACCTTGCAGGCTCATATGTCGAGGATCATTTGGTCCATCCCCTGTAATTTGCACAAAGAAGCCATTTTCTTTACGTTTATATATTAACGATCGGTAAGGTAGTAGTGTATGCAAATAGCGGTCAATGCGCGTCCTTAACGCTTCGGCTGGGATTATCATAGCATGTGGGATGGTAGGATGTGGTAAAAGTGCTGATTTGGGCATGGTCTTCTCCTGAGAATTTCCCACCTTGTGTGAGAATAACGCGTTATATCACACAAGGTGGAGAAAGTCAATCAATTCGCAGGGGGCAAAAACTACGTAGACTAATTATTCCGACCGTTGATCCGTCACACCTTTTCACCGTAATTGTGAATTGAACCCCCTTTTTTATTTAGAGAGGTACATAAGCCGTGTTTCCACCACATGGGATGAATTGTTAAGTTTATATTCATTTTTCTATTTATAGGCATTTTTGTCCCATATAGTCCCACTTTTCGTCGTCCCATGCATGTGGTACGAACACGGTATATAAGTCTTCAAAATAAAAAATGCCGTTCAATTTACGGTGTAACGGTTTCCCCAGTGATTTCAACGTGCCGAATAATTAGTCTACGTAGTTTAGTGCCTTTGACAAATTGCAATATTTCCCACACTATATGGGAACGTGTAAGCGCGCGATACCGTGCAACCGTCAATTGGTGATTTGTTACCGGCCGTTAACCAAACACCAACCGGCCAATGGTGTCGGGTCGGCAACCCGCCACCCCTGAACGGAGTACACACCATGAAGATCGAATACATCGATAATCAGCTTGTCATCATCATCCCGGTGACTAAAGACCTAGTTGCCAAGGCTGAACCGTCCAAGTCTGGCAAAACCAAGGTCTTGGCCACAACCCATGGTTTCACGTCGGTCCAGACCCCCCATGGTCCCGTGTCGCTGTCCATGAATGCCACGGTGCGATGAAGAGGAGATTGAGGCGAGCGCTACGGCGCAGCCTTTGGAGATGGGAATATCTCCAATATAGGTACGGTTGAGACCGTGACACCCGCCCGGCGCAAGCCGCGGCGGGTTTTCTTTTGCCCCCAGGTACACCGTCCCGACGCCGCCCCCTATGCACGCGAAGACGTGTTTCACGGTGATATTTGGTACCAAAACCCCTGTTAAGGAAATAGTTACCTATGTATGGTAGGAGGGGTGTCACGGATTGGGTATTAAAAGATGGACAACTCGTTTCCAAAATTTCTGGGGAAAAATATTAAGGGTCTTAAGGATACCTTAACCCCTTAACGGTAGCACGGTCCCACGTAGGTGGTGGCCACCGGGTGCATTATCTCGGACCTACAGGGGACCGACACGCAAGTAGCCCTTGCCTCGGTCCCCTTTCTATGCTATCCACACACTACACCGTGTCACCCCCTGCTGCGGCAGTAGGGCACGGTCAGGGGGTCACCCCAAGGCAGCAAGCGTATAAGGTGGCCCCCATATACGCGTAAATGTATAACTTGACATTATGCGGGATCACGTATATCCAACAGTTGACGCCTAGATCAGTAACAGGGTGTGACGTAGCCCGGTAGCGTACCTCCCTTGGAAGGAGGAAGTCGTAGGTTCAAATCCTGCCACCCTGACCATAGGAGATCGAGAGCCTAGAGGTAAGAGTAATTCCTCTCCCCGCCTGGGATCGGCTTAGTGGAGCATAACCACAGGGACGCATCTAGAAAAAGAACGAGGCGTCGGATCACGCCTACTCGATTAACAGGAGACCACATGCGTAGTTTCATATTGACAATATGCATGCTTCTGTCTATATCCGCATATGCAGTAGACACAGATGGTCTAAAGTACAAACTCACCCCTGAGCAGCGAGAATGGATACAAAACCTTCGTGCACCAAATTCCAAAATTCCATGTTGTGATGATGCTGACGGTGTAGCTGCGGAATGGAGATATGGCAACACGGAAACTGGATATGAAGTTCTTGCACCTGATAGTGTTACTTGGTATCCGGTTGATAAAGGCTCTTTAATAACACCCAATAGAATTGGTTATGCTAGGGCATGGTGGCGGTATGACTATGAAGAAGAGGTTTGGGTTTTAAGATGCTTCTTAGTGGATGATGGGAATTGATCATGATCGATTGCGCGATAATCGGTGACAGTATAGCAGTTGACTTGGCGTATAAATTCCCGCATTGTATTATGGATGCAAAGATAGGGATCGGGTCTGCGGCAATTATTGGACGGGTGCAAGACCCACGAATAAACAGTGCAACGGTGGTAATTATTTCTGCTGGGAGTAACGATCCGGATAACCCTAGGCTGACGGAGAACCTTGTAAGTATCAGGACGAAAATTACCGGGAAGGTAATTTGGATACTGCCAATAAATCAACGTGCTGCAAAGGCGGTGATACAAGTGGCAGGGTTGAACCAGGATAGGGTAGTATCTTTTTCCCCGGCAAGAGATAACGTACATCCAAGTAATAACAACACACTTGCTAAAAATATAGGACAAATACCCTAAGGGAGACAAAAATGACAGATATCCCTGCGCTGATCAAAAAGAACCAGGAACGGTGGGATAACGTAAAGCTTGATGCTGCCCGCGTGCCTAAATTTGATAGTACCGCGCAGCGATTATGCCAACCTGCTTCCAAAGGTCAGTTTCAAGCTGTCACCTCTCGCTTGCAACTTGCTGGTTATCAACCTGTGCCGTGGTTTGCAATCGCGGTAATTGCGGAGAGAGAATATGGTGGACCGCCGCATTGGGACAAAAATCTTGGTCAAGGGGACCCGCTTAGTGAAATCTCCCGGCATGATCCAGCGGGTAGAGGTCCTTTTCTTGATCATCCTGGCGATAACAACCTTAATAATGCTTGGCTTCGTGGTGCATTGGACGCTCTAATCAGTTGTCCTCCGCATGCAGCGTTGTGGCATGACTGGACCCCGGGTGGCGCGCTTACACTGTTGGAGGAATACAATGGACTGGGTTACGCTATTCGTGGTGTTCCCTCTGCTTATGTGTGGAGTGGGACTGATCAGTACACATCCGGAAAGTTTGTTGCTGATCATGTTTATAGGGATAGTGCTGTGGATGTACAAGAAGGGTGTGCCCCCATTCTCAAGCGCATGCAATTGCTCGACAAGAGCATCCAGTTCGCGGGATCGCCAGGGATTGTAGTGGTGCCACCATCACACCCTGTAATAGTTGTACCGCCTAAGCCTGCCACCGTTCCACCGTCTACTAAGCCGGCAGTGGCACAAGGTGGACTGGTGCAAGAGTTGCTTGACGCGTTCTGGAGACTATGACAGGATAGCTCAGTGGTAGAGCGGTGGTCTGTTAAGCCGCTGGTCGTTGGTTCAATCCCAACTCCTGTCTCCACCGTCACGGTAGAAGTCGTACCGACAAAGCCAACCACAGGTACGCGAGAATGCTACGGCTGTGGTCAGGAGCCCGATCTACCGTGACGGTAACATAGGAGAGTGAAATGACAACTACAGTGAAAGTGACTGCACATAATCACCATGCTACCGTGACGGTAACTAACTTTTCTACCGTGAAAGGACCTTCGAACATATCCTTGGTTACTACAATCAGTAAGCATATTCTGTCAGATGGACAGTCGCAAGAATTTACGGTGACGGAAACTCAAAATGTTGCTGTACATGAGTGGCCTGTAGAGAAGGTTCAAGCCAATGAGTGATGATAAGCTTCCACTGGGACCAGAAATCTTTAAGGGCGGGAAGATTTTGAATTTCCCAAAGAAGGCGATCCCAGCGGTTGGGCCGCCCCCTGAGGCACCTTGGAAAAACGCGGTAGATGTGCTCAGAGAACTTATCAACGATATTGAGCACGATCGTATTCCACAGCCGGATATGATCTATATCGCCATGCGGTCACCACACCCAGAGCAGGAGGATGTGTACCAGTACCCAAGATATGTATGGGCGCCACCGTCTCCTGGGGCATCATTGCTTATGGCGGGATTATTGAATAAGCATCTCCAACGTATTTAAAAGAGTGAATATAAATGCAGCTTACTCCCGAGATACTTCGTGCAGCGTATAATTATCTTTCTGAGACGGAACCATTTAACAAGTGGAACCTTCCGGATGGAGAAGATATCGGTTTTAAGGTAACAAAACCAGCTAAGGGTACGGGACAAGCAATGGGGTGTACTCATTGCACAATTCATGATCCTGGAGATAGGTGTGAATTCTCGATAGATATTTCAGAGAACCACCACCACCATACGGCAAGTTTGATGTTGACAATGGCGCATGAGATGATACATGTACACCAACGACACAATTGTGTGAACCGAGGTAAGAAATCTCACGACGCTGCATTCAAGAAATATGCGTTAGAGGTTTGTGCAGCCCATGGCTTCGACCCAGGTCAGTTTTGAATGGTTAAAAGGGTGTAGGTGGGATAAGAATATGATCACATTCGAACAGGTAACCAAAATCGAAGCGCTGCGACGGCAGATTGAGAACTTGCAGAGTTCTTTGGGTAGCCGTGCTCATATTGCTCGTTTTGGATGGAGAGCCCCTAACGATAATTGGATGTTAGTGGATGATGATGCGCAACTAGTTATGCGGGAAGCGTACTGTAAGTTCACGGTTGCCAAGATCATCAAGCTACTTGACGAGAGCGAGCGTTTGGGTGTAGATGTAACCGTGCCAAAGACAACGTTGCTTGAATTCCTAGAGGAAATTAAGCCAAAGCAGGAGGTAGGGTAATGAAAGTGGAAGATATGTCAAAGTTTGATATTTCAAATGAAGCCTGGCGTGAATATATGTATCCAGATGGGTCTGTGCTTCGTGTCGTTGGCGCAGTGACTATGCTTCTTGATAAACGTAATGACGGGGATCGTCATCGGTTGATCGTCAAGGAAAATGATAAAGAAGTTGGGATGTATATAAAACACGGCTGGCTTGCTATTCGTTGGCAAACGCCAGATGGAAAACACGGTATTGAGTTTTAGGAGGGCAACATGAATTGGGCTGATTGGGTTCTACGTGCGTTTGCGCTCTTTGGGGTTCTAGTGTTTACCTATCAGGTCGGTAAGCACGGCTTGCAGTGGGTTATGACTGAGATTTCTGGTTGGTTCTCAGTGGCCAAGGCTGACTTCTTACGGCTTGAACTACGTGTACAGCAGCTTGAGCGTGGGTTTAATCCCCCCAATACTCCACCGGTTAACCCGCCGGCCAAGACTTAGTCCGGTGTAAAGTCCCCTCCCTGTTGCTCCCCACGGGGAGGGGACTTTTTAACTTGCTCAGACTAGGCTTGCGAATTGGGTCCGTCGCTGGCGCTGGCATCGAGTAGTCTCTGCCTAGTGGGGGCGTTGGTGGCGGACCCGTACGAGATTATTATGAGTAATACCGAGATAGTACGTGCTGCTGATGAGGGTGTACCTATTGGAGCCCTAGCTCGTATTTTTAGCCAAAGCCATAATTCGTCTGATATTCGTAAATTGTTGCATGAGGCAGTTAATAGCGGCAGAATTCTAGAAATGCCCCGTGAAGATTGGCCACCGCTTACCCCCCGAGATAAACGTACCCCTACAGTGGCTGCTCATAAGCTTGGTGAGGATGATCGCGAGACTACCATGCGTATGGCTCGCAAGCTTAAGACTACAAAACTAGAGAGCAGAATTTTACTTGTGCTCTTACGTCGGGGGCATGCTTCGCGGGAGCAGCTTCATATGGCGGTAGAGGATAACCGAGGGAACCCAGACGAAGAAACAGATATTAAGATTGTTGACGTTGTAGTGTGTAAATTAAGGAAGAAATTGGCCCCTCTAGGGCTAAAAATGAATACAATCCACTCTATCGGATACGAAATGAGTGAAGAGTACCGAAATAAGGCGTGGGAATTGATCAATGCATAATAATGCAATCCTTTACCATATTGGATTTTTGATGTATGATAGGTTGCTTGGTTGGAACAAGCATTTGGATAGGATTGCTACTCGATTATGGAAGCAGTATGAAAAAGGCGAGGTTCATCTGGTACAACGTCGTAGGGAAGAAGGGGTATGGGAATACTGGGCAGTACCCAACACAGGAGGACACCATGTGGAAAGTAATCGCACTCATAGGGTTTATTCAGTTAGGTGATGCTAACCTTCTTTATTCTGTGCAGGAGTACCCCACAAAAGTTGCTTGCGTGAAAGCTATTCCCATTTTTCAAAAATGGGTTTTAATAGGATTAAATAATATGGTAAAGGCGCACGGCAGAGATTTTAAGGTTGCAGTGTCTTATTCGTGCATTCCTTCGGTGGATGCTTATAAGCCAGAGGCGCCCTCTATAGACAAGGAGGAACCAGAGACGCCTGCTTAACCTTCCTATGTTACCGCGTAGGTAATAGGTAGGGTTCCATGGTAGAACGGTCAGACCGCGAGAATACTAGATTTCAACTTGGCGAAATTGCGGGGGTCGTATCCACGCTGCCTGAACGTATGGACAGGTTTGAGAAATCTGTTCAAGAAGATTTGAAAGAAATTAAGAGATTAATCTGTGAGCAGGGTAAAAGGATTACCGAAGTTGAAAAGATACAATGGAAGGTTGCAGGCGGATTTGGAGTAATCGGTGGGGTTATTGTTGCCGGATTGTCAGGATTTTTGACAAAAATGTGGCCGCTACACTAAGTCCAGGCACCTGACGGCATAGCTAGTTGTTTTTGCTTTCGGCCTGATCCTTGTAATTCTCGTGCAATCCCGTACAGCATGCCGCCATGGCAGGCCAAACATACATACTGTAGACAGTCTGACACGTGGGAATATTCGTCCTTACGTGGGGTGGGTTTCCTCAATCCTGTTTGGGCAGCGAATTCAAATCTGTATCCGCCAGCGAGCGCCCGAATGAGGTGGGGACAACCCTCACGATTGATAAGCATAGAGGGTCCGCCGTTGGTGTGTCTACCAAGGAAACTTTCAACGGCTCGCAGTCTTGGATCAAGGTCATTTGTGGGAGCGGGGAAGCAAGGGAAACCAAGTCTTCCCAAGAGATCAAAACTAGTTTCTTCGGAGTGGGTTGATTTTGCGACACCGGCTGGGTCTCCTACTAGAGCTATTTTACATCCCATATACTTAGACTGCAATAGGCGTCCTCGTAGGGACTGAGTACAGTGTTTTTCAAGGCCGATGTTCTCAGCAAGGATTTCTTCGTGGACGATAAGCCTTCCCATGTGATCAGGTTGACAAATGAGAGACCAAGGGTCACGTCCGAAGTCTTGCCCAACAAGTATAGGATATCCTGGTATAACATTTGTGTCATCAACAACGTGCCAATTGGATCGGAAGGTTTCACGAAAGACTGCGCGTCCTGTTGGGTCATCGCCATATTCCGCTTTCACATACCGCTTGACATAATCACTATCAATACCATGATCGCGAACCATCCTATTGTAATACTCGCGCCCACGAGCGATCCTATCAGGATGTCCAATTGGGAGTTTACGAGTGTCTTCAGTTTGGAGAAGATGGTCAAGGTTTTCAGCATTCCAGGCTAGTCCCGACGGTTGAATAAAAATTTGCCAATCCATCCTAGGTTCAGTCATGAACTTATGCCATTGAGTTAATTCAGGTGGCATATTGGTATCACAGACTATTCCGTTCCAAGTAGGGGCACCTTTACTTCCGCTAGGATATCGTCCAATACGTCCAGAGAGAGGACCAAGTATGTCTATATTCATTTCTATGCATTCACTAAGCCACGCACCGGTAAGCTGCATAGAGAGTAAGCGTCCTTGGTCCGCTGCATCCTCCAGGGGTAGAAATATCCATTCACTTCGTACACGGTCGAAATTTACATGGTAGCAACTTTCTGAGACTTTCCACTCTCCAATTCCGTTTGCGCTTAACCAAGTATCGCAATCTTTCAACACCGTATCCTTTAATTGTTTAAGTGTCTGGCGGGTAATAGCAAAGCGTGTATATTTTAACCCGTCATCTCCTGGTCTTTGCTGCCATGCACGTCGTAATAATTCTACAATTACACCAGTGGTTTTACCTGATCCCACCGGTCCCGCAATAAGGCGCCCGTATTTTTCAGATTTGGCAAATTGAGCAACTGTAGGTGGGGCTGTGTAATCAAACATTACTATCTCCGCGTATATATGAAAGCGCGCGAAGAATACCAGCTTCGTTATCGCCTAACATCCCAATCGCTTTATTACATTTTCCACAAAGCAATCCGCGAAATTTTCCGGTTATATGGTCATGATCATATTCAAGTCCTTGTCGTTTTTTACTTTCTAGTCCCTGTCCTCCACAATTTTTACAAAGTCCTACTTGTTCTCTTATCGCCATATGCCAAATATCAACAGCGTATGGTCCGTAGGTACATTTCATTTGGGCTTCTATAAACATTTGCTTACGATGTTTATAATAACCACGATTATAGGCTTTTCGTTGGGGGGATGATTTAGGCATCCAAAATTGCCTCTCTTACACGACCGGTCTCTCCATAGTCGCGGTGGTAGGTGATCGTCTGCATAGACCGGTTTGATAGAAATCCTGAGCCCCAGTGCCATGCGTCTTGAGGTATGGGGGCTTGGTGGGCCTCACAAACCACGCCTTGACCTTCTGTAGCCAAGACTTCTTTGTGGTGGATGTGGAACCCGTGGATGTATCGGAATTTGGTGGCACCCCAGTCTGGCGCGCGGCGATGTGCCATGATTTGTGGCATTTGGGACAGCTTAACAGTGTGCCCGTGGGTGGCCCCCAAGAGGACACTTCCGAAACGATACCACCAGAACAATGATGCGTCCAAGTCCACCACCACCCTTGGTTCGTTTCTATACCATGCAGCCAGGAAATGTCCGATCGCAACACTGGAGTATTCATCATGGTTCCCCTGAAGTACACGAACTATTACATTTTCGTGTCTGTTTAGTGCGGCATCAATAGTATGGACCTTAAGTCGTTGGGCGGCTTCAAGCCCTTTTTGGAAGCGACCATCGCAGTCTAGCACATTGTGGGATTTGGCGGTACGGTTTGTGTTGTCGTCATTATGCATTAAGTCGCCACCACCAAGTACAACTGCGGTTTTGGCTGGCGGACTGCGGAGAATAACCTCGTTAATCGCCGCACCGATGGTCCTTTCAGCGATTTTCACGTCCCAATTTTCGCCAACTTCACGTTCCCACCCCATCATATTTATATGCCAGTCATTGCACGGTATAAGGGTAAGAAGGTCTTCTTTGAGATGGCCAGGGCTGGCGGTTGGGACTGCACGACCTTCGTAGTCTTTGAAGGCTTGACTGAATACCGTAGACCAGTCTACCTCGATTTTACCTTGGCGGGTCTTGATCCATTGACGGGTTACTCGGCCTTCGGCATCTAAAAAAGAAGATATGCCGTAGATTTCCAACCCATCATGAAGCTTGAATGGTTCGAGTGGAGCAGGTTTAGACTGAACACTGGTTGGATTGCCATCCCCGTCAGTTGTGACTTGTGTAATTTCAAATTCTGGTAGCGGGGTCTGTGTGAGCCCGTTTAGCCCGCGCCGCGAGGCGCAGAGCATACGAGCTTCAAGTTCGGTACGTGGTATTCCAGTTGCTTGTGATGTTTTTCTATAGCTCCCATGTTGTTTGATTAGCTCTACGGTTTTCAATAGTTCGTCATTATCCATGTTCTCAATGCGTTTGCTGATTAATGTAGGCATTAGACGCGCTCCTCTTTATCAATCTCAGGCATCGGAAGGGCTTGTAGGACTGGATCACCTGAGATGGGCATCTTAGACCCATCGAGTGAAATCGTCGTATCAGCCCCAAGGTTGATGTTGATTTGGAACCTCTCTCCCGGGGAGGCTTTGCTTGGGTCTTTCCGGACACCTCCGATATCTGCGAGAAGCTTGAGGAAGTCAGTGACATGGTTCATTGCCTCATTACCGCTGATTGCTCGTGCGTAGGCTACTGGAATAGCCTGTTCGAGGGCGGCGGCTGCTTCTATCTGGGTTCTCCCTGGAGTGTTAGTCGCAGCATGCCATTCAATTCGGGCGCTGTCAACCAGCTTAACGAAGACCTCGTGATCCTTAAGTTTTTCGTAATCTGCTGGCGATAGCTTGTAGGTCTCAAGGATATCGGGTACCTCCCGTATCCCCATTGCAATTTCCCTGGCTAGGCCGGCGACTATAACAATGGTGAGTTGTGGTGCATCCGGGATTACCGGCACGGTAACAGCGGGCAGCGTGGGGACTATCTGTGTCATGACGAGTTCTTAACCTAGTTCCCCTAATGGATTGTTCATGGCTGCTCTTGGGCAAAACGGTGTAATTCAAGTTGTCCCCCCTGCTATTTTAGATGCCCAGCAACAGAAGCAGGCGTCTATGCAGGCGCAGGCCAATGCCAATGCACAATCGCAGACACAGCCTGATGTGTCAACCTTGGTGTCTTATATCAAGGGGCAGTATGAAATTTTCCGTAATCACCGGAATACGCAGCAGGGTTGGTCTGAGCGCCTTTTGATCGCTTTGCGCGCCTTTAACGGTCAATATGACGCCACCAAGCTACAGCAGATACGCCGTTGGGGTGGGTCCGAAGTCTACATGCGTATGATTGCGCAGAAGTGCAGGGCTGCAAGTTCTCTTTTGCGTGATATTTATCTAGGTCCGGATCGGCCATGGGGATTGAAACCAACTAGCGATCCGCAAATTCCCGATGAAATTAAGCAAAAAATTGACCAATTGGTCCAGCAAGAAGCTGGGATGATCCAACAGACTATAGGTCAACCGCCGTCGCCTGTTGATGTTCAGAAGCGTAAACAGGCACTTCTTGAGAGTGCTATGGATGCGGCCAAAAAGAAGGCAAGTGATCAGGCACGGGACAGTGAGGATAAGATTGACGAAATCCTTCGAGAAGGCGGTTTTTACCATGCTCTTGCTGAGTTTCTTGTTGATCTTCCCATTTTCCCATTTGCCTGTATCAAAGGCCCTATTGTCCGTATGGTGCCAACGGTAACATGGCCTCAAGGTGGCCAAGGCCAGCCTACTGTTGAGATGAAGCCGACATTGACATGGGAGCGTGTGTCTCCGTTTGATTTGTGGTGGACCCCTGGCGTTGCTTCGATTGAGAATGCGAATATCATCGAAAAGAAGCAGGTTACTCGTGCTGAGTTGAATGAATTGCTTGGTTTGCCTGGATATAATAATGCTGAAATTCAGGCGGTTCTTGACGAATATGGCCGCGGTGGTCTATATGATAATTGGGACCTGACAGATGCTGAACGGGCTGTTCTTGAGAGTAGGGAGAACCCTGCTTGGAACCGGTCTGGCATGTTGTCGATGATGGAGTTTAACGGTAATGTCCAAGGTCGAGTTCTTCAAGACTACGGGCTCGCTGTGCAAGATGAACTTAGGGATTACCACATGCAAGTGTGGTGCATCGGTTCCCACGTCATTAAAGCGCAGTTGTCACCGTCGCCGCGAATGCGTCACCCTTATTTCATTACTTCATTTGAAAAAGTCCCGGGAACGCCAGTTGGAAACGGACTTACCGACCTCCTTTCCGATATTCAAGAAGCTTCTAACGCAACGATGCGGTCGCTGATCAATAACCTTTCGATCGCGTCTGGTCCCCAGGTGTGGATCGATGACGATCAGATGGACCCAAATGAGAACACAGAGGATATGTTCCCATGGAAGCGGTGGCATATCAGGAAGAATTATCTCACGGGCACTACGGCAACCAGGGAGCCAATGGGTTTTTTCCAACCGATGGACAATTCGGACAAACTCGTGAAGGTGTTGCAGTATCTGACGGAAGTAGCGGACGATGTTTCTGCAATTCCGAAATATATCGGTGGACAAGCTGGCGGCAACGCGGGGCGTACCGCGTCAGGGCTGGCCATGCTTATGGGCAACGCGTCAAAAATTTTGCAGACTGTATCCGCTAATGTAGACCGAGAAGTGATGGAGCTAGCTCTGCTTCAGCTTTTCGATCTTATTTTGCTAACCGACACAAGTGGCTTGCTTACTGGCGAAGAGAGAGTGAGCGTCCAGGGTGTGAATGTGGCAATCCAGCGTGAAACTCAACGTCAACGCCAGATCGAGTTCCTTCAGGCGACTGCGAACCCGGTTGATCAGAAGATCGTTGGACTTAAAGGCCGAGGTCAAGTTCTGCGGGCGGTATCTAGCACGATTGGTCTGTGTGGCGAAGAGATCGTTCCGGATGACGATAAGCTTGATCAGATGCAAAAGGCAGAACAAGATAATGCGCAAGGTGCTGCCGCGGCCCAGGCTGTCTCCAAGGGTGTCCAGGCTGGTGTCCAGGCCGGTGTACAGCAGATTACTAAAGAGTTGACCGCAGGCCAACTTGCTCAAGACGAGAGGCTTCCCCTTGGGCCTCCCGTCCACCTAGGAACTGCTCCAGGGGGTGGTACGCCCGGTGGGCCTCCTGGGAGCCAGTCGGCTCCTGGGGGTTCCCAAGGCCAGTCTGGTGGGCCAGGAAAGCCATCTGGTCCTCAAGGACCACCTTCAAGCCCGGCTCACGCCGCTGCCCGTGCGCAAGGATCACGGCCAAGTCAGTTGAGTACTAACCACATGGGACCGCAAACTGCGACGGTAGGGAATTCTAAAGGACCTGGAGCTATACCTATTCAAGGTGGCGCCGGTTAAGGGAGATAGCCATGGGTAACCCGTTTGGTTTTTCACCAGTTGATTTATCGGTTACACCGGCAACTCAGTTGGTTCATATTGGTTTTTGTAAGGTTAGCGCATTTTATGTGTTTAATCACACTACGTCTATCCGCTATTTGCAGATTTTTGATCTAGGGCGGGCACCGGTTTTGGGGGTGGATAAACCAACGTGGCAGTTTGGTATTTCTGCTGGTACATCGGCTAACCAGGGAGCGCCTCCTGCTCAGTACACGGGTTTGGCTGGTTTGAAATGTGTTAACGGTATGGCTTGGGCAATTACGACTGCTTCCGGGGCGAGTGCTTCGACAGCAAGTGCGGGCGATTGCGATGGTTCGATTGACTGGGAAGTTCGCCCCTAACGGTATGTTTACCTGGACCAAGTAAGACCATGGTGAAGAATTCTTCGGAGATAGGATCATGACCTACAACATCCGCAGTTCGCGTTTCTATGATTTGCAAACGATCGGTCCTGTTCTTAAGCAGGTTGTGGATGCGATCAATGCGGGTAATATTGGTGGGCCGACTGGTCCTCAGGCAAACACTGGGGCTACTGGACCAACTGGTGGTGCGACTGGTACTACTGGGCCAACTGGACCAACTGGTCCAACCGGTAACACGGGTCCGACTGGTACTTCTCCTGCAACTGGTTATACCGGCGTTACTGGTCCTACCGGGCCGGCTGGTGGGCCTACAGGGCCTACCGGGCCAACCGGTGTTACTGGTGCAAACGCGACTGGTGTGACTGGTCCTACGGGTGTAGCGGGGCCGGCTGCGACGGGTGGGGCAACAGGTCCGACTGGTCAGACGGGGCCAACTGGTGTGACCGGTCCAGGTCCTGCTACTGGGCCAACAGGCCCTACTGGTCCTAATTCAGCGACTGGACCTACTGGTGCTTCGACTGGACCTACTGGTGCTACTGGGAATACCGGTGCTCAGGGTGGCAATTGGCTCTTTGTGGCGCCGACCAGCGATCCACATATCAAGGGCGCGGTTTGGAGCAACGCAGGTGTGCTGACCGTCTCGGCTGGTTAATAGGAGATTGGAATGGCAACCGGTGCTACTGGCGCATTTAACGGTCCTGGCATTCGCTCTGCGCGAAATTATGATAAGGCATGGGGCGGGTATATCCGTGACATTCTGAAGCAGGTTGTGGATATCGTCAATCTTGGCGGGTGCACGGCTGGCTTTACCAATGTGGGTGGACCAACTGGTCCTACTGGTAAGACCGGTGCGACTGGTCCTACCGGTGCTGCGCCACGGGGGCCTACCGGACCTACGGGTCAAACAGGGTTTACTGGCGTCACTGGACCTTCGACCGGTCCTACTGGTCCTACTGGCGTTGCCGGTCCTACTGGATTTTTCCCCACTACACCGACTGGTGCTCAGGGTATTTCCGGTCCTACTGGTCCTTCAGGGTCAAGCTTTACTGGTGTGACCGGTCCAACAGGTGTGAAGCCACGACAGGGTGATACCGGTCCTACTGGGCTTTATGGTAATAGTGGCCCTACGGGGCCTACTGGACCTACGTTGTCTACAGGGCCAACGGGCATTACTGGGGCTGGCGGTACCGGTCCTACTGGTCCTAATCCGCCGACTGGTCCTACTGGTCAAACTGGTCCTACTGGTCCTACTGGTCCAGGTGTGTTTGGCGCCTTCAAAACGATCCAACGAATTGTTACTCCGGGTGGCGGGTCTGGTGCTGCGGATGGTAATGATGGTGCTGACGTTACCCAAGGTGTTACTGGTCCAACCGGTGGGCTGTTTATCCCGCCAACTTGGGACCCACATATCAATGGCGCGGTGTGGTTTAAGTTGGTTGCGAACCTTGACTACACGGATACGTTCTACGACGGGGCTGCGCCCGGTGCTACCGGTGTGAATGCCCTTCAGGGGACCTTGACAATCTCTGCTGGCTAAGGTAGTACATAGCGAAACAGGAGCCCCACTCCATGTCGCAGCCACGCATTTGTCTTAATGCCATCATCAAGAATGAAATGGTGAACTTGCCTCGTATGCTTGCGAGCGTGTGTCCACATATTACCGCGGCGGTAATTTTTGATACAGGGTCCACGGATGGATCACAAGCGCTTATGCGGTCCATGTTTAATACACATAGTATCCCACATCAGATTGTAGAGGGTGAGTTCAAGAATTTTGAGCAAGCCCGCAATAAGGCGTTGTTCTATGCGCAACGGTTCCATGCAGGGTTTGACTATATCATGTTCTGCGATGCAGACATGGAACTAGTGGTTGATGGACCACTACCAAAACTTACCGAAGAATGTTATAGCCTTTTGCAGCGCCAAGGATCGCTTGCGTATTACAATGCAAGACTTTTGCGAAAAGGCTCGGATCGCAAGTACCACGGTGTGACGCACGAGTACCTTGATGCACCACCGGCTAAGCTTTCAACCGATTGCTGGTGGTTTCGAGACCATGCTACAGGTTCCAATAGGAGTGAAAAATATGTCCGTGATACACGACTTCTTACTGAGTATCTTAATAGCCACCCTAACGACGGGCGCACTCTATTTTATCTTGCCCAGACTTACCGTGACAGTGGTGACCATACCCGGGCGATCGAGTTCTACCGACGCAGAGTTGACGTTGGCGGATGGGACGAAGAATGTTGGTACGCCAAACTCGCCATCGCACGGTGCTACCGAGCCCTAGGTAAAGAGGCTGAATTTATTCAAGCGTCTTTGGATGCATATAACTCGCGGCCCTCGCGGGCAGAACCCCTTTACGATCTTGCCCGGCATTATCGTGAAAAGGACAATCAACAACAGTCTGGCTGGCTTTTTGCCCAGGCTGGGTCGAAGATAAAGAAGCCGGGTGATTTGTTGTTTGTCGAGGAACATGTTTATGATTATGGGTTCACTGAGGAACTGTCTATACTGGGGGCTTACAACGATAAGACACGGGATATTGGCTTTGCTGCTGCTGATAAGCTTTCCCTTATGCGCAAGGTGCCCGATGTTGTCCGTGAGACTGCTAGGCGGAACTTGTTCTGGTATTTGCAGCCGATCAAGAATTACGCACGGTCTTTTAAGGCGTGGCGTATTCCGGAGGTAAATCCGGATAGCAAGTTTGTGAATTCTAACCCATCTGTTGCTTTCGTGGGCGATAAGGTGAAGGCAATTGTGCGAACGGTTAGTTATAGGATTAGACCTGATGGTAGCTACGATTATAACGGTAACTCTGCTATTCGTACCACTAGCTATTTGGCTGATTTTAATGAAAATCACCAGGGGTGGTTCCTCGAAAAAGCGGTAGAACTTCAGCGTCCTACTGGGTTCCCCGAACCTGTGTTCAAGGATGTGCTTGATGTTGAGGATATGAGACTTATCCCGATAAACGGAGAACTTTGGGCAAACGGATGTGTGCTTGAACAAAACCCACAAGCATGGCGTGAACAGTTTTTTATGAAGCTTAACCCAGATACTGGCGAGGTTACAGACTGGCGATATATCGAGCCGCGAATATACCCTAAAGAAAACCAAAAGAATTGGATGCCTATACTAGGTAATAAAAACTACATGGATAGTTGGGATGGACCATTGAAAGAAAAGGGTGTTGAGTTTATTTATAAACCTGAAATTAGAATTGATGAAAAGGGTAATGTTATAGGCCGGCAACCGGTTACCAAGGCAATAGATCAACTTTCAGGTGGTGGTCAGTGTATACCGTTTGACGGTGGTTGGGTTGCAATCGTTCACGAGGCACGTCCGGACCCTACCAACGGAAAGAGATATTACCAGCACCGATTTGTGTGGTTTAACCAGAACTATGAGTTGGTTAAAATCTCTAAACCATTTGTATTCTTTGATAAGCAAATTGAATTTGTTGCGGGATTAGCGCACGACGAGCATTTCAATAGGTTCATCGTCTCGTTTGGTGTGCTTGATCGTGAAGCATGGCTTGCAACAATAGACGAGCACGAAGTGAGGGATTTGCTATGGGCGTAAAGGTCGTCACTGGGTATATCGATATTCCTAATCACCCTCGTGGTGCCCACGACTACAAGGCGCTAGGGGAACAGCTATTGGGTTCTCTAGGGGACGTTGAAGCGCTTGTGTTCGACAGCGAGCAACAGAAGGTACAGGATACGTGGCTAGCGTCTTTTATCAAAGGTGTACCAAATCTGTCTCATTCAGTGTCGGATAACCCCGACAAGAATACAATTGCGTATCACTGTGTGCAGCACCAAAAGTTTGAATGGTTGCGTACTGCGGCAGCGGAAGATAAAGAGGCTGAAATATTTGTCTGGATTGACTACGGCATCATGCATGTACCCGGTGTTACCGCCTCGGTAATTAGTAAGTTCCTAAACCGGGTGGACAGTTATGGAAAGGTGACACTCCCTGGCTGTTGGATTAAGAAACAGGATATCGATCCAGCACACCCATGCTGGCGTTTTTGCGGCGGCGTAATGATCGTGCCTCGTGCACTGGTAAAGCCGTTTACGGCGTATGCGATGGGAACCGCGGCTCGCTATATTAGTGAGACCCGTAACGTGGAGTGGGAAGTTAACACCCTTGCTAGGCTGGAACTTCTTGACCAAGTTCCTATGGCATGGTATCAAGCGGATCATAATGAAACGATATTTACAGGTGCCCCATGAGTACAAAATATGAGCAAGTTAAAAGTGGAGATTATGATAGTTGGCCTAAAGTTCTTCGAATAAGGTGTTGTGATTGTGGACTAACTCATATTTTCAAATTTTCTCGTGAGGTAAAAAGGGTACAAATTTGGCGAGACAAACGGGCGACTAGTGCAACACGACGCGGGTTAAAAGTAAAAGCTAAGATTAAGAAATTGGCGGGGTCACTATGAAGGTCGGCGTAGTCACTGGATTTATCCCGCTTCCTGTGAAGCATCTGTCAGAGGATGATTACCATGAATTGGGGCGGAAGCTATCGAGGGCGTGCGAGGGTCATACGTTTTTTGTCGGAGGTGGAAAGCTGGAGAATTGTTGGGCTTACAATCTTTGTACTGGTCTTCCAACTGATATGCCAGTGCCTGCGGATCGGTATGTATCGCCTGAAGTCAATGTTATGTCGCATATTGTGCAGCATCAGCGCACGACTTGGGCGGAACAAGCATCAAAGGTCCACCCGGATGTAGAGGTTTGGTGCTGGTTGGATTATGGTATTTTGAAGCAGGGAGCGTGGCGGAATAACCCTGTGACAGAGAATAGCGTTAAAACTTTTCTGGCGCGTGTTTCTTTGTCACAGAAGCCGATGAATTATATTCCATTCCCTGGAATTGCTAAAAAAGGAATGGTCTATTCAGGTTGCAATAATTGGCGTTTCTGTGGTTCTACACATATCTGGCCGGACCCCTATATTCCGGCTATTGATCTTGTGTATAAAAACACACTAAAAGAGTGGATTTCTCGACATAAGACCGTGCCGCTTGATCTGCCAATTTGGGCGTTGGTTGAGCAAGTATCTAAGCTTCCTTTCCAATGGTATGCTGCTGAGTACGACGCTTCGCAACTAGACAACTATCCAGGAGGACCGTATGACCCCACTTTGCGAGCTAGCTAAAAAATACGAAACCGATAAGGGTGGTCAGCACTACCGGTATGGTGGTGGCGATAGTGATACTTGTCATGAATACACACCTGTGTATCACGAATTATTTGGGGAGCATCGCGATGAAATTAAACACGTACTGGAGATTGGCGTGCATGCAGGATCGAGCCTCCGGATGTGGAAGGAATACTTCCCTAACGCCCATATCGTGGGGATCGATAGTAACGCTGATTGCCTCAGGCATCAAGAAGAACGAATTAGTGTTTTTACAGCAGACCAAAACAACCCGCGCCAACTTGTCGAAGTCTTGTCGAAATTCGATCAAGACGCGCCCTTGTTCGATTTGATCGTGGATGACGGTTCACATGTGCGTGAGCACCAGATTACATCACTCAAGACCCTTTTGCCCTTTGTAAATGTGGGCGGGGTCTATGTGATTGAGGACCTTGGTACAGCACCAGGAGTGGAACAGTTTGCACCTATTTTCCAGTCTGTTCCGCAAGAATTAGGTTCTAAATTTCTGGCCATATGCCATGTTATTACTGGTGGTCTTGGTCCCAAGGTTCAACCTCATGAATGGCTGATTACTTTTGAGCGGATTGCGCCATGAAGGTTCTAATTACTGGTGTTGCCGGATTTCTCGGTAGCCACCTTGCGGATGCGATGCTGAAGGACGGTCATACGGTTGTCGGAATTGACAACATGATTGGTGGAGATAGGGATAATATTCCGGACGCTATCGGTTTGGATTTTTATCAGATGGATTGCCAGCAATTGGTACACAACCCAATTGTTATGCGACAAGTAGACCTTGTATACCATTGCGCCGCTCTTGCTTATGAAGGGTTAAGCGTCTTTTCGCCGCACACTGTGGTAGAGAGTATAGTGGGTGCGTCAACGGCTGTTTTCTCTGCCGCTATCCAGGCTAACGTAAAGCGGATTGTCCATTGTTCGTCTATGGCGCGCTATGGTGCTGGTCAACCCCCATTTGAGGAATGGCATTTGACTTACCCACAGGACCCTTATGGGATCGCCAAGGTGGCAGCGGAAAAAATTCTGATCAATCTATGTGATACGCACGAGACGGAGTATGTGATTGCTGTTCCCCACAATATCATTGGTCCGCGCCAGAAATATGATGATCCATTCCGTAATGTGGCTTCGATTATGATGAACCGTATGCTTCAGGGGAAGCAGCCAATTATTTACGGAGATGGACGCCAACAACGATGTTTCTCGTTTATCGACGATTGTTTGTCTTGTTTGGTTAAGATGGGCTTTCAGAAGGATGTTGTAGGCCACGTGATTAATATTGGGCCAGATGAACAACCTATAACAATTAATGAATTAGCAAATGAAGTTGCCTCTGTAACTAATTTCTTTAATCTCCAACCAATTTATATGCCTGGACGCCCTCAAGAAGTTAAGATTGCACTTTGTTCCTCTAAGAAGGCGCGAAAATTACTAGGTTACCAGACAAAAACTACGCTTTACAAAGGTCTTACGAAAATGGCTGATGCCATGATTAAGCGTGGCCCAAGGCCATTCCAATATCATCTCCCAATTGAAATCCAGCGCCCATATTGTCCTAAGACCTGGACCGACAGGATTTTTTAACCAGCAGGTGCTACTTATGATCTTGATCATGATCATAGGAGATTTCCATGGCTAAGGGCGGTGAAGGCGGTTACGGCGAGGGCGATAACGTCCATAAGGGTTCCGGTTCCAAGGGTTCCACGACTGCCGGCTATTCTATGCCTAAGGGTAAGGCTGAGGGTAATGCAGTTGGTGGGAAGCCTGCGAAGTTTGCTGAGGGTGGCGACACCCCGATGTTTGGCCATCAGGCCGCTGAACCCCAAAAGGAAGGCGTGACTGAGCATGATACCGGTTCGGACCAATCCACCGGTACGGGTGACAAGTTTGCCAAGGGTGGCTCGACCAAGATGTTTGGGTACCAAGGTTCGGTTCCCGCGCGTGACGGTATTACGAGCGCCCGGTAATGGCGGGATTTTCGCCTAAAGGTCCTGGAATTGGTGGGACACCGAAGGTTCCTAAGACCGGAAGTACGTCTGGGGGTCCTAGGTTTCAGCAAGCGGTTCGAGCACCTACTAATTTTCCACGGGTGAAGGTTTCCCGTAGGGATTATGCGAAGCCTGAGATGGGCGCAGAACAGCCTCTTGGTGCCACTGAAGGGTCGAAATCTTCGTTTGGCTCTACAGGTTTAACAGGAGAAACTTGATGGGACCTCTCATCAAACACTTGACCCCACTCAGTAAGCATGGACAGGTTGTTAAGCATGCGGGTAAGGGCGCTAAGCCTTTCCCGCCACAACCAAAACCTGGGGCTTTGACGCAAGCAGCGCCCTCACTCAATAACTATGCCAAGGCAACCCCATTGCCTACGCCTCCTCCGCCACCGATGGGTGGTGGAATGGGTGCCCCGCCTATGGGCGCACCTCCTATGGGAATGGGCGCTGGTGGTGCTCCTGGCCAAGACCAGGGCATGGTGTAATGAAAGAAGCTGATATCAAGGAAGTTTGCCGTCACCTTCGCGCCCGTGCGCCCGAAGAGTGGGATCAATTCGTTAAGGTATTTAACGAATACACGGCGGAAGCCGTAGATGCTGTGACCGAAGCGGATGCTGCCAACATCATGACAGCGAAGGGATTTGCCCTGGCCAATAAAGGCTGGCTGAATGTCTTCACTCATCTTGATGTGCCAACATCACCGACTACATTGATGGACCCTGCCTACGCCTTCATGCCGTAGCCAGATGACAGGAGAATAAAATGGTTGCCCCGATTGAAAAGACGGTGGATGCAAAGGGTATGCCCTTGCCACCGATTGATCCGAATGTTGTTGTCCCCCCAAGAGTTAAGCTGGAAGCCGATCGCGCCGCCCAGCTTCATGCCCAGGCATACAGCCCACAGGCTAATCCACCTGTTGTTACTGTACCGGTAACATCGTCGCCGACTGTTCAACCGGTTACTATTGTAACTCCAGCACCTTCTCAACCTAACGATGACCGTGCTTCCTGGGGCGTTAACGAATGGATGCACCAAGCCAAGTCCATGGAAGGACGGTTTAAGCAGACCCAGGAAACTGTCCAATCGCTCCAATCAAGCCTATCCGAAGTAACTGCTGCGCTTGCTAGTACCCAGGTCCGCCAGCCTGTGAACCAGCCACCACCGGTTACTCCTACTCCACCTGTTCCTTTGATCACCAAGGAAGACGTGGAAACTTATGGGCAGGACTTCTTAAGTGTGGCACAGCGCGCCGCTTTACAGGCGGTGCAGCCTACGTTGATGAAGCTTGAGCAAGATAATAGGCGTCTGGAACAACGGCTACAAAACCAAGCCAATCAAAGTATCGAGGCTACGCTTGATACTGAGGTTCCTAATTGGCCACAAATTAATGTGAGCCCCCGTTTTAAGGCTTGGTTGCGTTTACGAGATGTTTACTCACGTCAAGTAAGACAGGATTTGCTGAACCAAGCACATAAGGCCGCTGATGCCGCCGCGGTGGTTGCGTTCTTCAAGGGCTTCCTCGCTGAGGAAGAAGCTACAGGGTCCACTGAGTTTCTGACGAACCAACAGCCTGCGCTCACTGCCCAGCCTGCCACCCCGTCAGTAGAGCTTCAAACGCTCGCAGCCCCTGGCCATGCAAAGCCGGCTACCGGTACCCAACCGGGGCAGTCCGCTGATGCTCCCATCTGGATCACTCGCGGCCAAATCACGCAGTTCTATAAGAATGTGCGTGAAGGCGTGTACGCAGGCAGAGAACAGGATCGCATGAACGATGAAGCGATCATTTTCGAATGCCAACGCGCTGGTCGTGTTCGTTAATCAAGGGAGTTATTGACCATAGACATGGCTAACTCCCAAACATAGGGGTTAGTCATGCCCATTCCTTCTGGTGCATTTCCTATTGCCCCGGCTGGTGGCACTAGTATTTATCCGGCTGGCGGTACTGCTAACACCCTTCAGGCGACTGGGTTTATCCCGGAAATCTGGAGCGGCAAGCTTGTGGAGAAGTTCTACGCAAGCACTGTCCTTGCTGCGATTAGCAACACGGACTACGAGGGTGAAATTCGTAATAAGGGCGACCGGGTGAAAATCCGAACGAAGCCCACGATCACCATTAGAAACTACTCTGCCGACGAATTGCTTCCTCTGGACCGCCCAAGCGGTGGCACGGTGGAACTTTATATCGGTAACGGTAAGTTCTTCTCGCTGATCCTTGACGACGTGATGGAAATTCAGAGCGATCTGAATATTCTCTCTATGTGGTCAGACGATGCTGCCCAGCAGCTTAAGATCGCTGTTGACACCGACGTTCTGGATGGCATTGCCAACCAGATGGTTGCTGCTAACCGTGGGACGGCTGCGGGCGTCATCACCGGTAACGTCAACCTTGGCGTGACTGGCTCGCCACTTTCTGTTGTGGCGCGTGATCCTACCTCGGGCGAAGTTGAGTTGCTCGATGTGCTCATGCGTATGGGTCAGGTTCTTGACGAGCAGAACATTCCGGAAGTCGGCCGATGGGTCGTTATGCCGGCGTGGGCTGGCAGGATGGTCAAGCAGTCTGAACTCCGTCAGGCTTATCTGTCTGGTGACAGCGTTAGCATGTTGCGTAATGGGCGGCTGGGCATGATTGACCGGTTCACGCTCTATATCAGCAACCTGCTTCCGAACAACAGCACGGACGCTGTGAACTTTGCTCCGGGTGAGTGGCCGATCTACGCGGGCCATGCACATGGGCTCACGTTCGCCAGCCAGATTTCGAAGGTCGAAACGCTGCGAAGCGAGTTGACCTTTGGTCAGGTGCTTCGTGGCCTCCAAGTCTATGGCTATCAGGTTGTGGACGGCAAGGCGCTGGTCCAGGCCCAGGTTACCCCTGGCTCGTAATAAAGCCAGCCTTTAACACGAACTTAAGGCCCCCCGTGTAATAACGGGGGGCTTTATTATGAGGTTCACATGGCATTCGACATTGTGGGCGACTATCTAGACGATGCCAGGACCTTGCTCCAGGACCAACTCGTCCCGTATCGATATTCCACGTCTGACCTGATCAACGCCCTAAATCTCACAATGATGGACGTGCGACGGCTTCGCCCTGATCTTCTTATCGACTACCTCGATAATGTGCCTCAGTATGAGTGGAATGACGCAGCTTCTACGCTTGTTCCTGGTGTAGATGCTAACTTTGATGATGACGATAACCCTACATGGACCATGTGGGTGCCAATAGAACAGCCATTCCGCCGCGCACTAGTGTTTGGGATCGTCGGTCATGCTATGCAGCGTGATCAAGAGGATATCGAAGATGAACGTGCTCTTGCACGGTTGATGACTTTCGAGAATATTCTCACTGAAGAGAAATCCACTAAAGGTATGGCACCGCCGAAGGGTTAAAAATGTCAGACGACGGCTGGAATGAATTTTGGCTTGGTCCTACTGGCGCCACCGGTGCCAGCGGCCCAGCCTTCCTGGGAATTACCGGAGCGGTAACTGGCCCAGCGTTTTTTGGTGTGACCGGTGCTAGTGGTCCCGCTGCTGGAACGGTGGTACCAGTTGAGCCCCATACTGGCTATCTATATAAGCGAGCACGAATTGAGCTAGTAGGCGCCAGTGACGCCATGATACGTATGGCTATGTACGATGTGTTCGTTGAGTTCTTCAACGATAGCAAAGTATGGATCGAGCAAATTCCAGGGCTTCTTTTGCCTGGGATAGTCTTATATCAACTTGTGCCGGGTCAACCACAGAGCCTTGGTGATCCTATCCCTGCTGGTAAGATTATTGCGCTTACTGGTGTACTTGATTTGAATGGTATCTTTATTACGGCGGCTATGCCGCAACTAAACGTTTTGCAAATCCAATATCCGCAGAGTGTAACCACTCCTGTTTTTGCGGTAGTAGTAAAGAGCGTTGACAGGCCGCAAGACCCAGATTTGCCGGATATACCACAGTCGATTATGGATAAGTATGAGCCATATTTATTGGCTGGCATTAAAGCTAAACTTATGCTTCAACCTAATCGCCCATATTCAGACCCTAAAATGGGTTCGTTGAATTATCAGTATTTCCGACAAGGTGTAAATATCGCACGTGTGGCAGCTATGCGCCAGAATACTAACGGATCGCAGGCGTGGGCATACCCACAGAATTTCCGTACTCGTTCGCAGCAAGGTTGGGTAGTTTCAACCGGACAATGGTGGAACCTGTAAAATGGATATCGATCGCCGCGGTATAACCCGTGTAGATTTTACCATTGGAAACAATGTGTGGTGGGATGACCAATTGCAGCTTGGTGATCCTAGTGATTTTTCGTGGACGTTAAGCGGTGCAAACTTTTATCTCAGCATCAAGAACACAGATGACGATGCAACCCCGATACTCGCACTAACTAGTGCTGCTGGTCAAATTCAGGTAGTTGATCCGATCAATCGCATACTAGGTATGAATGTGCCTGATGCGACTATTCGTAATGCTCTACCTGAAGGGGATTACATCTATGACTGTTTGATGCAGACCATTTCCAGTGGGCAAGTGGATGGTTTGTTCTATGGCAAAATACACGTGGAGCAGGGAATAACCCTACCACCGACATGACAGTAACTCGAATTATAGTTCCTCAGCTTCAGCGTGCGCCATTTCCACCGATCCCGGTGTTGCCGGTGCGCGTGGTTGGGCCTACTGGCCCTGCTGGTGTTCAAGGTCCTGGTACTGGGCCTACAGGAAGTACAGGACCTACAGGTATTACGGGAGCGGTAGGTACAGGACCTACAGGATTTACTGGACCAACAGGTGCAACAGGTAATACCGGTGCAGCAGGGGCGGGTGGTGCACAAGGCGTAACTGGTCCTACAGGACCAACAGGTGCAACAGGTAATACCGGTGCAGCAGGGGCGGGTGGTTCACAAGGTGTAACTGGTCCTACTGGACCGACCGGTGCAACAGGGTTGACTGGTAATACAGGAGCAACCGGTGTAACAGGTCCAACTGCGACAAATTCGGCATTTGTTACTGCGATGTCGAGTGAAGTAGCGTTACGTAGTATCCAGTCTATGGGTATTGGTGGATTTCCTGGTGGACAAAAAGGTAAAACGGGAAGTACAGGATCAACCGGTGCTACAGGTGTAACTGGGAATACCGGTGCTACGGGGTCAACAGGTAATACTGGACCTACCGGAAACACAGGGAATACTGGACCTATAGGTATAACTGGGCCTACTGGGCCTACTGGGCCGACTGGTAATACAGGTAGTACAGGATCAACTGGACCTACCGCGGCAAATACAGCGTTTGTCACCGCAATGGCTGCTAAAGAAGCCTTACAAGCGGTTGCAGATTTTTCCATAGGAGGATTATTTAGCGGTTCATCTAAGGGAAAGACTGGACCAACAGGCGTAACAGGGGGAACTGGAGCGACAGGTATTACAGGACCTACTGGTCCCACCGGTTCAACAGGAATAACAGGGCCGACAGGACCATCTGGCGCGACCGGGTATGGTTTTGCTGCGACAATGGGAGGGGCGACTGCTCTTGGTGGCTCACTCGGAAAACTAAACTTCAACACGAAAACGTTTGATATTGGGGCATTTTTTAGTACTACAACTAACCAGTGGACCCCTCCTGCGGGTATCGTCCAAATCGATCTTACGCTTACTATAGCGTGCGTTGAGGCTGGGAGTGTTTCTCCTTGTGGCCAAGTAGCGATTTATAAAAATGGCGCTCTTTTGGGAAGTAGCGGATACTGTTCAACCAATACTTCGAACCAAACTGTTGGTGGGTCATGCACTGTGGTTGATCAGGCAAATGGAACTGATACTTACGAAGCCAGAGCAGAGTTATTAGCTGGTTCTAGTGGAACAGTTCAAACTGCTGGGTCTGTGTTTTCTGGTTTCACAGTGAACGCGACGATAAATGCGACGGGACCAACTGGCGCAACAGGTCCAGGAAATGCATTCGTGCAGGCTATGACTGTTGATGTGGCTCGTATGTGTCCTGGAGGTACTTAACTGAAAGTATAGAGTTTTCACGTAGGTTCGATCAACTAGGAGGAACTTAACCATGGCTACGACACCTAACTCAATTGTTACCGTTCAAACGCCGAAGAACGGTAAGGTTCAGATTGCTAATGGGGATGCGCAGACCCAGAAGACCGTGTATACGGGTGGCGCAAACGGTAGTAAGTTGGTGGGGCTTATCTTTTCATCGACTGATACATCTGCGCGCGATGTGCAGATTTCCATTACGAACGGTGGCACATCTTACGTGCTGGGAACTGTCACTGTGCCTATCGGTGCCGGTAACTCTGGCTCCGTTCCGTCTGTGAATGGTTTTAACAGTACACAGTTGCCGGGTCTCGCCGTAGATAGCGATGGCAATCCGTTTATTTTCTTGCTTAGCGCGAGCGACACGTTGACGGTTTCTGCGCTCACTACCGTGACCAGCGGCAAGCTGATCAGCGTCAACGTTATGGGTGGTGATTTCTAAGATGTTCACCAACGCCCAAAGCAGACTATACGCGCGAAGATGGCTCCACGGAGGGGCCGTCTTCACGCTTTATACGTCTTCTTCTACTTATATTCCAACACCAGGATGTTCCACTTGCCGGGCGATTGGACAAGGGGGTGGCGGTGGCGGCGGTGGCGGTGCTAAACAAGCGTCTGGCACCGCCGCTTCTGGGGCTGGAGGCGGCGGTGGCGGTGGTAAATTTGATACTACGTTTCGTATTTCTGATTTAGGAGTATCTCAAGCTATTACTATCGGTGCTGCTGGTCAAGCGGGTATAGCAGCTACCGTAAATTCTACTGCTGGAGGTAATGGTGGAGCAGGTGGTGCGACTACATTTGGTAATTTAGCTTATGCAGGACGAGGCGGTGGCGGTGCTGGGGGCCAGCTTAATGCTGCTAGTGGTGGGGGTGGATCAGCATCATGGGGTACGGGTTCAAATAACGGTGTTGATGGGGGAAACTCTTCAGGTACTGCTGGTGGAGCCGCTGGAAATTTTGGTAATGCTGGCGGCAGTGGCGCAAATGGTAGTAACACTTCTGTTTACGGCGTGGGGAGCAGTGGTGCTGGATGTGGCGCAACTGGTGTAGCTTTTGCAGGAGGCATTTGCTTAAACGGAGGTGCGGGTGGTGGTTCTGGCGGCGGCATTACTTCCGCTCCTGCATCTAATAATGGTGGAAATGGTGGGGTAGCTTTTTCTGGTGGGAATACTAACGTAGGCGGATTAGGAGGTACATCCGGTACTCCAAACGGTGCTAATTCCCCAGCGCTTATTGAACTATATGTTCCTGGTCATGGTGGTGGCGGCGGATATGGGAATTCAGCAGGAAATGCAGGAAATGGTGGAAATGGTATACAAGGTGGCGGTGGTGGTGGTGGCGGATCATGTTTGAATGCTAATACGCCGGGAACTGGCGGTACTGGCGGCGCTGGATGGCTTCTAACTATAGAGACATAATATGGCTGTTTATATGCTTACAGGAAATGGACCTCCTAATGTGATTTTATGGGACGGTTCATCTTCATATACGCCGCCTTCTGGGATGATTTTGGCAGTGTATAATGCATCTACGTTTGCTGCTGCTGTAACTACATGGAATAATAGCTTAACTTTATCGCAATGGCAGGCTATTTGGCAATCTAATCTCGATATATTTTTAGATCAATTCATGAATTTGAATGCGTTCATTCGCGCAGGTACGTTGACAAATGTAACGGGTACACAGGTGGGAAACTTTTTGGCGACTATATGTAATAATTATCGTACGCTTCGTGCATCTATTGCAGCGGCAGCAACCCCCGCTGCTGTGCAAGCTATTAACATAAACTCTGGTTGGCCTGCTAATCCATAAGGTTTGCCCATAATGCCTAGATTTTCACCGTATCAAGTTCCAATCCCATTGCGAGTTGTTGGGCCGCCTGGAGCTACAGGCAACACCGGTCCTACGGGAACGTCAGCAGCGCCAACAGGACCTACTGGACCGACTGGGGCAACTGGACTTGCGGGTACTGCGACTAATACAGGAGCGACAGGTGCAACAGGACCAACTGGAACATTTAATACCGGCCCTACAGGACCTCCAGGGAATGTTACAGGAGCAACAGGGGCTACAGGAGCAACAGGGAACACCGGCCCAACTGGAGCTACTGGAACGGCTGGTAGCGCAACTAACACAGGAGCAACGGGTCCGACTGGTCCAACTCCTGGATCGACAGGGCCGACTGGGCCTACGGGACCGACTGGGGCGACTGGTCCGACAGGGTTCACTGGAAACACAGGACCGGGTACAAAGCTGGCAGTAATATTGTTCTCTCAGTTACCGTCTGCGGTAACTGCTGGCGCTGGTACACAATACCTTGTTACAGATGCAAGTACCAACGTGTTTGGGTCCACGTTTACCGGTTCAGGGTCTTTCACGGTGCCAGTATATTCTGATGGCACCAATTGGCGAGTAGGGTAATGCCTGTTCAACGTATCTGGCTTGTCCCCATGCCCCAACGTGTGGTGGGACCTACTGGTCCTACCGGGGTGACAGGTGCGACTGGATTTACGGGATTTACTGGGTCAACTGGGTCAACCGGACCTACAGGATCGACTGGTTCAACTGGGCCTACAGGTCCAACTGGTCTTCCAGGTTCTGCGGTAAATACAGGTGCAACTGGTAACACTGGTAACACTGGGAATACTGGTCCGGCTGGTGGTCAAGGTATTCAGGGCGTGACTGGTCCTACTGGACCTACAGGGAATACTGGTAACACTGGGAATACCGGTGCGCAAGGCGCTGCTTCTAATACAGGTGCTACGGGGTACACAGGTAATACAGGTCCTACTGGTGTAGCTGGCCCTACTGGTCCTCAAGGTACTGCGGTGAATACCGGTGCGACTGGGCCTACAGGAAATTCCGGAGTTGGGACCAAAAGCTTTGCAGCGTTTCAAGGTGCAACGGCAGGTGCATGGTATGCAATCGATAATATAGCTCATGATGGCGGTCAAACATATACGTTAGGGACTATATGGCTTATTCCATGGGTTGCTCCTGATACTTTTACAATTGATCAGCTTGGGGCTTGGTGTCATAACGGTAATGTAAGCACTCAACTTGCTATGACTATGTATGGGTCCGCAGCAGATGGGTTACCAACAGGTGCTCAACTTGCCGCTGCACCAGCAACAATGAATACTACATCGTCTGGGCCTGTTTCTGGTGCACTTGGTAGTAATATTTCAGTGACCAAAGGAACACTTTATTATTTTGCTATGCAAGTAAATAGTAATTCAACTGATCTTGGTGGATTTCAGTCTTGGCAAGCACCGGCTGGTGTGCTTATTGGGGATAGTTCTTTAGGTAATCTAACTAGCGGAGCTAATGAAGGACTTGTTGGGTATTTTGTAACTGGTCAGTCTTATAGTACATTTGGGTCTATGACCGGGGCTAGTTTACAAGCACTAAAGACCGGTGGTGGCGGATCACCTAAGCCGTACTACCACGTAACGAGTGTACCGTAACATGTGGACAAAGATCAAAGCGTTCCATTGGAACTCTCTCACGGTGGCATGGTCCCATTTTCTCCTGTGGGTCGGGCTCGCACAGGAAGCCCTATACCAGTTTCCTGATGTGGCACAGCAAGTAGGACTAGCGCAATATGTCCCTCCTAATTATCTTGGGCACTATACTCTTGGTATTGCTGCTATTACTTTGGCTGCTCGCATGCGTACTCTAAAGAGAGACCCACAATGATAGCTTTCCTTGGACTAATCGGGCAATTTTTCCAGCTTGTTCCTGGGCTTACTGGGCTTGGGCAGACGTGGGTAAAGGCTCACTACGATGCACAGACCCAACAGATTATGGCACGGCTTCAGTGTGATCGAGATACAGCAGTCGCGGTCCTCCAGATGCAAAGTGAAGTGCAGGTAAAGTGGTGGTTTGTTGCGGCTATACCGCCTCTCTTTGCTTTGCCTTTTGTCTTGTATGTTTGGCGTTGTGTTGTTTGGGATAATGTGGTAATGGGGGGAGCTACCTCTACACCAGCACTTGGAGGTAACCTTGCGACGATCTTTGTGATGATTGTCACATTTTATTTTGCTGCTGGTATGCGTAAATAGGAGACCCACATGGCCATCCATATCAAAAAGAGCCACGAAGGACTGCTTCATAAGAACCTTGGCGTACCGCAAGGTAAGCCTATCCCATCTGGCAAGTTGGCTTCTGCGAAGAACTCTGCTGATCCGGCAGTGCGCAAGCGGGCTACATTTGCCGAAAACGCTAAACATTGGAACCACAAAGGTAAGTGAGGATACCCCCATGCCCGAAGTTAGTGATGAAGGTGCATACGAAGCTATCGTGACGCCTACGAGCGTTGACTACGTGAAAAAGCCTGAACCAGAGAAAACAGGTCAGGCGTATGTTGAACCTGCGCGTGCCAAGACCACACGTGAACTGGAAATCGAGGCTGGCAAGAGGCGTGTGGAGCAGTGTGCACGTGAGATGGCTAATCGTCCTCCTAGAATTATTTCTGAGGCAGAGCGACGGGCACAAGGGTTTAACGTTGAAGTGTTCAGGCCAAATACGGTATATGCTGATCGAGTGACAAGCGTTAACGGTATGCCGGTTAATCAGCAGCTTGGCGCATTAATGCGGAGAGTTGGATCGAATAATGGCCAGAAAACCCCAAGTTCGTAAATATCCTGCGCCTGGACATGCTAGAGAAAAGCGTAAGGCATATAAACGTAAGCGATACGCAGAAAATAAGGCGGTTATATTAGCCGAACCGAGCCGTGCAAAATCTAGATTGAAACGAACTGAGCGATTGCGTGGAGGCGGCCATCGCCGGTATGATCTATGGAAACTTTATAGAATTACAGAAATAGAATGGGCTGACATGTTTGCGGCTCAAGGATGTCGTTGTGCGTCTTGTCCGTCAATAGAACCTTTTGGTAACGGATATTGGCATACAGACCATGATCATGTGACTGGTAAAGTTAGAGGTATTTTATGTGGCCCATGTAATATGACGCTAGGTCACGCTAAAGATGATCCAGAACGGCTTCGTTCTCTTGCAGATTATGTGGAGAAACATCGTGGGAGGAATTAGGATCGACAAGGGCGGTGGAATGTTGCCCGCCTGGGATAGTAGATTTCTCCCGGAAGATCAGGCTTCTTTTTGCCAAAATACATATCTTTACTCCGGGGCCATTATAGGGTGGAGAAAACCAAAGTTACTGCGTGCCCTCACTAACTCGGCTGCTAAGTCTGCTTACCGTATCCCCACAATAACTCAGGGTATAGCCCAGGATATTCTTACTTTTCTGGGTAATCCACTTGCCAATGATACGGTGACAGTGGGTGAAATAACCTATAAATTTGTGAATACACCTACAAACCCATACGATGTGTTACTGGGCGGTACTGCTACTAAGTCTGCCCAAGCCCTATTCCAAGCTATAAATACAGGTTCTTCTGACATAGCAGTTGTAGGGAATAATACTCCTGCAAATCCTGCTTCGACTAGTGCTAACCCATTTGTCGGCTTCCCATTTGCGCTCCAGGGCACCACAAATACGCCCGGGGCTAACACTATTGTCCTTATTCCGGTTACCCCATACGCGACTATGAATGTTAGCGCTATCAACTGTGTGCCGCAGGCCACGGTTGGCGGTGCCAAGTTCAAGGGGGTGATCTATGACAACGTCAACACGATCAACACGGCCGGCACGGCATATGTCAACATCCCGTCCTCGCTTCTGGGTACGGGTAGTGAAGTGGTTGGATGCACTGCTGGAACGACTGTTTCCAGCGTTCTAGCTATACCGCTTACACTCCAGGCTGGCCGGACATACTGGCTTGGCTTCATCATGGATACCGCGATCCCGCTTCAGTTATCAAGCAATGGTACGATCGCTGTTTCCAATTCGAACAAGTACACCAACGGTCCCCCGAACCCCTTCCAAACAACCTCTATTAGTGGGGTGACAACCGGAGGTACGACCGTTGGCTCTTTGCAAACGAGATATAATCTCGGTCAGCCGAATTGGCAGATATGGGGTACGTCTTCGACGTTGAACTCTAATGATCCATTCAACAATATTACCGGGACGGTAATTACGCTGCAAGCCCCGGCCTACGGCACGGCGTTTAATAAGACGCCGGTTGCCGAAAGCACCGGAGGTGCACGGTTGTCTTGGGCCGGGGCGACATTTACTGGTGGTGCAAACCAGACTTCTGACACCACGTTCACAGGAGCATCGACATGGTTAGAATTCCTGGACCAGGACACGGATGTATTGAGAACACCGGTGGTGGACGACACGTTTCAGAGGTACTACTTTGCGAGCCCGTCTGTGCCCCCGCAGTACAACACTTACGACCGTATATCACGGTCCCTCCCCGCTTTTTACCTTGGAGTGCCAGCGCCGCCAATTGCGCCAGCTTTGTCTATTATCGGTGGTGGGACACCGACACAGATCGGGTTCCCAGGATCATCTAATTCTAATACCCAGAATGTTCCTCCTGGTAACCCGACTGTTATTCTCTACCCAGTTTCCACTACTGTACAAGTAGCACTTAATGACATTAGCTTTATGGTTGCTCAGTTACCGGCTGGAGTAGGATTTTCATTATTTGGTATTCTTTGTGCATCTAATTCTTCTGGTAATCCAGGAGATGTTATTTCTTTTGGTACTCCGCAACTTCCTACGGGGCCGCTTAGTTCTCCCCTTACAGTTGTATCTGCATTTACTGTGCCTCCCACTTTGTTACCGAATACCCAGTATTGGATTGGAGTGGTTTGCGTAGGACAGCCATCTGGGGTTTCCCCCGTAGGACTTCAATTTCAGTTATCTGACACCGGGACCCAAGGTTTTTCCGGAACCTTTACTGTGTCTGGCGGATCGGTAGTTTATCCGACTGATCCGGCAACAGGAGCACCACAAGCGCCTGCTATGACAGCAAATTATCCTGATTTGCAGTTGTGGGCAGACGTGGCTCCAGGGAGCCAAGCATTACAGGAGACAAGAGCGTATGTGTACACGTGGGTCACCGCGTACAATGAAGAAGGTCCGCCGAGCCCTCCAGCAATCCTCACGTCCTTTGTCAACTCGACGTGGGTTGTTGGGTTACAGCCGCCCCTCGCACAAGATATGGGCACCTTACGTAATATCGTCAAAGCCAATATTTACCGCACCATGGCTTCGGTCCAGGGCGGAACGGTATTCTTCTTTGTGGGGTCAGTCGCTGCAACAGCTACGACATTTATCGATGCGGTTACAGACGATGTGGTTGCAGGTAATCTCATCCTACCCTCGACAAACTGGTTCGGTCCACCGGCTACTCTCCAGGGCTTTGTCTCGATGCCTAACGGGATGATGGCCGGATTTGTAGGAAATGAGGTGTGGTTCTGCGAACCTTATCGGCCTCATGCATGGCCATCACAGTATGTTGTTACCACGGACTACCCTATCGTGGGGTTAGGTGTAACCGGTATAACGCTTGTAGCAGCCACGGTAAAGAACCCTCAGACATTTACGGGTGTAAACCCTACCACCATTACGCAGGCGCGTATTCCTCTGCCAGAGCCGTGTATCTCGCGAGGTAGCGTGCTCTCTACTGACAACGGGGTTTATTACGCTAGTGCCAACGGACTTATAAAGGTGGGAGGCGCTGGTACTGTAGGGAATATAACTCAAAGTTGGTTTACCAGGGAGCAGTGGGATAAGTTCACCCCACAGAAGTTTATCCGTGCCGTCAAGAATGTGAGCACGTATTTCGCGTTTGCTTCTACGGGAGTGACAAATGGGCAAGTGGATAACTCAGTTGCTCAACAAGGTTTCACACTTGAACTTAGTGAAGCTGATCGAAATAGCTTCACTCTTTGGCCTCAAGTTGGTGGCCATAGGATTGGTTTTAGTCCTCTCACTAGCCCAATTTCTCTTAACATTGATAATGTTCTTTCTGATCCTTGGAGTGGCGTTGCATTCTTGGTTGCAGGAGGTGGCATCTATTACTACGACTTCACCGACCAATCGCCCGCAATTACACCGTTCCTTTGGCGATCCAAGAAATTTCAAGGACCGCACAAAGAAAACTTCGCAGCGTTCAGGCTTTGGTTCGACATTCCTCCTGGAGGCCCACAATCGCCTCCATCTCAACGCACTACTGTCCCATTTAAAGAGCATCCTGCGACGGTTGCACAAATGAGTTATGTGCCCGGTATGTTTGGGGTGGTACGGGTTATAGCTGATGGTTTGTATATTACAGAACGCGAAATTCGCACTTCTGAGGAATTAATGCGTGTTGCTGCTGCACAGAAATATTCGACGTGGCAACTTGAAATCGAAGGCGTCGTGTCGGTTACAAATATGAAAATGGCGACCACGGTAAAAGAGCTAGGGCTCATGAAGTGAGGGATTAATGACGCAGCCTAGCATTTTTCTAACAGGTGACCAAGGACAGAGCACTGACCAACCTGCTGCGCCTCAATTGCCGGCTATCCCTGCATATGATGGGACGCCTGAAGGTTTGGCATCGACTATGAGTGCGTTGGTTGAGACTACTCGTCGGCTTGCAGGGCAAATTCCTTTTCCTAATAATGAGAACCAAGGTGGAGGCCGTAACTCGTTTCAGTCACCTAAACAGCAGTTTAGTAATAAACCTAACCCCCAAGATAAGAAGCCTCAGCAAAAAGGACAGACGGGGCGGTTTACAGAACAATCACGGACTAAATCAACAGTAACAGTTAAAGACAGTAATAGTGGGGCTACTTTGACATATCAGCAGATTACTGGCTTGGTTATGAAAGATAACGTCACTGGCGAGACTTGGGAGTGGAAGTTGTGACGATAAGTATTACTCCCAGTACACTTGGACCTTTTAGTAAAATAACTGCAATACATTTTCCTGTTAGTGCTATACCTCCTGGATATCCGTCCACAGTTTATGTATGCTTGTTAGGTGGTGACGGATTAGGAATTAGTCCTTTTCAACCTCCAGGTGCGAAAAGATCATTCAATTGGCCTTATGGCTCTCCATGTTTAGATTTTGGTGAAAGCGGGCCTTCTCCTGACCCTATCATAACACCGCTAGTGGTAGGGCATGGAGATAGTCCTCCTGGATATGTAGGGCGAGATCACCCATTTAACCCGCCGTTTCCTATGGTTAAGGTCATGATATGGAAAGAGCCGGACCCTTCTGGACCTGGAACGGTAACATATGCCGGCGGGTTCTATTTAACTAAAAGTGTGGCTGATGCTATAGCAGCGAACCCGATCAATGCTGGATTAGTTAAAGTCCAGTCCTACGTCTGGAAATAGAGAAAGTTTACCCTTTCAGTCTATTGCTCAATGGGACTGTGCTCCCGGCGCAAAAGGTAAACCAATGGCTTTCAATTTTTCAACGGTGTACGATCCAAATGTGGGGCGTGGGCCGGGGGTACCTCCTGGTAGCACTACATCCGGACTAACTGCGGTTTCCCAGTACGCTGAGCAGCTTATGCAGCAGCAGTACGCGTGGGGGCAGGCTCAATTCCAGCAAAATAGTCAGCTTACTGATCAGGTCGTTGGCAACTTGATGAGTTTATACGGCCAGTTGACAGGCGCTGGCAATCAGCTAATGTCTCAATATCAGTCGCTTTTTGCGCCTGAGTACCAGCAATTGGTGACCGATGCCAACAATTACTCCTCGCAAGCGCGTATTCAGCAAGCTATGGGCGCTGCTGAAAGCGGCGTTGCACAGCAATTTAATGGTGCGCGTAACGCTGCGCTGGCCGATCTTCAATCATTCGGTATTGACCCATCAAGCGGTCGATATGCGGCTTTGGATGCCGCGGAGAGGACCCAGGCCGCTGCGGCGCAGGCGGGTGCAGGGTTTCAAGCAGAACAGGCGACAGAAGCCACGGGGCGTGGTCTACGGAGTGAAGCGCTACAGTTGGGTTCCGTTATGCCTAGCCAAGCTACTGCGGCCTATAACGCTGCGGAGGGGGCTGCTACCGCCGGTGAGAATGCGAAACTGGCAAACGCCCAAGAAGGCGTGAATATGTTGGGTTCGCCCACACAACATGGGGCGGTTGCTCAACAGCTACATCAGGCGCAGTCGTATCCGCCTTTCCCTAATCCAGGTGGTGGGGGAAGTAACAGTGGGAGCGGTGGGGGTAGTAGAACCTATTCCGCGGATAATACATGGCGCCCTGCATTTGGTGGTAGTCAAGGACTTAGTTCGCCCGATCAGCAAGACACTCAAGGTCCTAATGCAATGGACGTTGAACTACAAAGGGAAGGCTTTGCACAGCAGCAGCAAAATGCAAAAATGAGTGGTAGTAACGGCGGTATTATGCAGCTTGGTGATCAGCCTTCTGCGGATCAGTCTGGTGTATATGATGCTAGCCAATATGGCGGGTCTCCTGTTGATCCCAATGCTGGTGAAACTTATCAACCAACGCCTGGGTTCGATCAAGGCGCGTTGCCACAAGATCAGTATTCCCAAGATATGGGTAATTTCGCTAACGATAGCAGCGGTAGTACGCTTCCAATGGATACGAGTTCCTCGGATACTAGTTCTCAACCTTCGTTTGACACCAGTGGAGATCAGCCATTTGTTGATACCTCAGGTGATAGCGGTTATGCTGAAGGTGGCGCTATTCCAGTTTCTAAAAGTCCTAGTCGTGGACGCAAAGTGGATGATATCCGGGCTCGGGTTAATCAGACCAATGAACCTGTGCGCCTCAATGCCGGTGAGCACGTAATGACGCGTGCAGCGGTGGCAAAACACGGACGTAAGTTCTTTGACGATATCAACCGGAAAGCCCGCGGGGGCGCCATCCCTATGAGTAGGTAATCCGATGAAACTCAATGATGACAGCCAGTCCGAAAATGTTGTCCATAAAGAGGATGCAATTTCCGACCCAACGGATTTGTCCCAATATGTTAAGCCGCTGTTTCAAAGCGGGGGCGCCCTTAGTCTTGGCGATGCGGCGGTAAATCTGGGTAATAGGTTCAAGAATATGATGGGATATAATCCACCCCCTCCACCGGATAGCGGTGATTTGGCAGACCAAGCAGGATACAACAATATTGGTCGTGGGTTTGAAGACGGTGGCGAGGTTGATAGTGGTCAACCGGCGCTTCCCGGCGTGGGTTCAAATCAGAGCACTGACGAGACGCCTAGTTCCATGATGGATAGTGGCGGTGGTCAGACTGGTACAAGTGGGCCACAACAAGGTCCATTTACGCCTAATGAACAAGCCCTGAATACTCGCGAGGATGCACTTAATAAGTCTGGTCTTGGCGGGGCATTTAAGACAGCGCAGCAAGGGAAGATTGCTTCTGCACGCCAAGAAAATGCTCAAGGGGATACTAGCGGGCAAGGACCTACCGAAGAGGAACAAGCCCGGCAAAGTCCATTTTCTCCAAAAGGTATTACCGAAGGTATTGGTAAGGCGGTAGGTGCCGCTAGCAATGTCCTTCCTGGGGGGTATGGAAATGTAGCAAGGAAACTTTCGCACGAGATTATTGATTATGCCCAACAGGTTAGCGGTGGTGATCCTGAACAGCTTTTCAACAGCCATATGATGGACCAGAATACTGCGGGAGCGATTGTAAACAAAATAAACCCTGACGGGTCACACCCTAGCGAAAGCGAAGCTGGGTTACAGTACGCTCATGATAAAGGTGGCCCTGATGCGGCACTTGGTTTTATGCAGAACCGGGTGGCGAACTATAATTCTATTCGTGCTTGGGGTGCCGCTGCGTTTGACGGTAATAACCTTCAGGCGTCTATTGATGCTGGTAATCGCGCATTCAAGGCGCTACCTCTTAGTGAGAATATCCATTTTTCTCCAGGGCAAGAAGGCACTGTTACCGCCACGGTAGTTCATCCAGATGGTAGTGATCCTGTTCGTTGGAACCTGACTGGCTCACAATATCGGGAATTGCTTAGAGGTAATAGCGGTTTTCCTTACGATCTTGTCCGTGATCCCAATGCTGTTTTGGCTAAACTAGCCAGTGAAAACCACGATCAGTGGGCTGATCCTAGTTCGCAAGGCGTTAAAGACGATGGGGTCCACGGTGTAGTTCCAGACAACCTGAAAGCCCTTGGGATAAACCAAGCCATGTTCAATTTATCTTGGCAAATGTATCCTTGGTCTTCACAGCAAGGACAACGTATGCAGTTCCTTGCTGGGCAAGTACAGACAAAAGCAAAATATGCGCAAGAATTAGCAGTTGCCCAACAGCAAGGTATGAACCGTGCCCAATACGCTGGAATTATTGGTGGGTCTCGTGAACGGGTGGCAGAGACTGGTGCACAGAGCCGTGAAAAAGTAGCAGAGACTGGCGCGAAAAGCCGGGAAGACGTGGAGGCTACTAGATCACAAGGCCAGAAAGATATTGCGAATACTCGTGCACAATCATATGATCAGCGCACATTACAGGTAGCGAAAACCGCTAACGATAAAATGCTTCAGCAAGCGGGCACGGCTGCTGATCAAATCAAGGCTCGCCAGAAGGATACTGTCCTTAATGGCCTCCTAAAAGGGACAATGACCCCAGATGACGCAGATACCTTCCTTAAGCGAAATGGATCAAGTCTCAAAGAGTTACTTGCCCCCCAACAGGGCGCAACGCAGGCGCCGCAAGTCCGCGCTGGTGCAGGCTCTCAAGCAGCAGGGACTTCACCCGGTGGTCAATGGGTACGCAACAAAGCTACGGGCTCGGTTGAATGGAGGCCCGCCCAAGGGGGTGGTCAGTAATGAGCGACCAAACGAGATTGGCCGCCCTGAGTGATGGTCCCACCTCGGCATTGATTAATTCAGCCGGTGCAGTGAGATCATTCGCAACCGGTGGGGCGGTTGCACCTACAGAAGCCCAAAAAGAAGCGGGGAATTACCGTAAGGGTCACGTGCGCGTGCACGGGATGGACCTTTCTATTGAGACACCTAAGGGGGCGAAGCGCTCGGGTAAAGGTAAAGATGGTAAGCCATGGAGCGTGACAATGCCCGCTCATTATGGTTATATCCGTGGTACCAAAGGCGCAGATGGAGACCACGTAGATGCCTACCTTGGACCACACCCAGGAAACCCCAACGTGCACGTGGTTGACCAAGTGGACGCATATACTGGAAAATTCGACGAGCACAAAGCACTTATTGGGTTCCAGTCCCGTCAGCACGCCCTTGACCATTACAACAGAGGATTTAGCGATGGCCGCGGAAAGGACCGCGTGGGAGCGGTTACTACCTTGCCTGCGCACAAGTTTCGGTCGTGGGTGGAGAAGGGTCGGCGCACCCGGCCTTTGGGTACCTTGCGTGTCAACCGAACCCAAGATGATCCTTACCTTGCGGGAATAAGCCAAAACCATTGCACGCTTGACATCGACAAGCGCGTTCCTAAGACTATGGTGGTCAAAGGTAAGTCCTTTGACCCTGTGAAATATCTTGCAGTTCACGAGACTGATGAACGTAAGCATATGGACGTGGGGATGAAATATGAACCTGCTCATAGGCTTGCTCTTAAGGCTGAACGCGCTGCTGTTGAAGCCGATGGAATTGATTGGAACGGCTATCAGGAGCAGATGCATAAGCTGGCTGGTATCACTCAAAAAGAGAAGAACCCGCATCCTCCTAGCGATCTTTATAAAGGGCCATTCACCAATGCGGGACAGCGTAAGCTTACTCGCGAAGGCGATAGTGCACCTGATGTGAAAAAATATGCTGAAGGTGGCGAAGTCGAAGGGGGTTATGAGCCTCTTTCTGACGACGAAGTACAACGAATGGGGTTACCGCCCGGTGGTCCTGGCGGTGGAGATTATGAGCCTCTTTCTGACGAGGAAGTTCAACAAAGAGGACTTAATCCAAATGGACCTGTAGAATATAATACCGCTGGCGAAGCCTTGAAACGAGGTGCACAAGCAGTGCTCCCTGGGCTCGGGTCTATCCCTGCCATGATTGGTGGTGCTGAGGTTGGTTCTCTTGGTGGTCCTATTGGCTCTCTTGCTGGCGCCGCCGTAGGTGGTATTGCCGCTAACGTCAGTCTTCGTAAAATCCAAGACTGGTTCATGGATAAACTCGGGATCAGCCCCGATCCTGAGAAAGCCGCGGCATTTCAACAAGAACACCCAAAACTTGCGACCGCGGTAGATATCGCTGGTAGCCTTGTCGGTATGGGTACTGGAGGCGCCGCAGTTACGGGAGTTCAGCGTGCTGCCATGGCCGGTGGTCAAGCAGCCATCGAAGCAGGTAGCGAGTACCTTCATACAGGTGAACTCGATCCGTCAGATATCGCTATGGCCGCCGCTGCCGGTGCCGCATTCCCAGGTCTAAACCGGGTTGGCGAACCGTTGGGGCAACTTGGTAGTCGCCTTGCTGCGAAAGTAGGTATTAGGGCTGGCCGTCCAGATATGGCCAAGGGTAGTGAGCCAATGAAGGCTCTCCCATCCCCGCCAGATTACACCGTATCAAGTGAAGGCGAAGCAGCCGCGTACCCAGGCGGTGACGATCAGGTCTTTTCACAGGCCGCTGCACCGCGTCCTGGGACCCCTCGTGAAAATACTCGACCTATCTATGAGATGCCTAGGGAAGATTGGACAGACATAACTCGGCCTGGAACCCGGCCACCGGATAACACCGCCCCCGGTGCTGAGAACGATATTCCTACGAAAACCGACGAAAATATTACTGCGGACAAGAGCGCTGCTACTCCTGCACATGCTGGATATGATCCTAACAGCACCCTTAGCACTTCGCATGAGATGGCGCCACCACGCAAAGATACGAACATAGGCAACCCACAGAGCTATCCGGCGGGGAGCGAGCGTGATTACCGCACTACTACGGATAGCAACGTGCATCCGACTTCAAGTGGCGCAGGAGATCACCCAACTGCTGAAACCCTTGACCCTACTACCGGTGGAATTTCCCAAGAGGTAATGCAAGCACTTACGCAGGATAACGGTCCTGGGCGGAATACACCTCCGCGTGGACTGAAAGCCGCTGATAAGCGCATGCAGAAAAGTATGCGAGTGCCCTTTAGCGGGGAGGCGGCAAATGAGAATGTTGCAAATGCTCCACAGCCAGGACGCCCTTCAGTTACTAATCTAACACCAGACCCGTTTACATCGGCTCTTGTGGAACAACGAGCGCATAAACTTCCGCCAGACCTTGAAGCCATAACTAAATGGGGTCGGCCTAAGGAGGAAGATGAAGGTCAAGGTCCAGGTATGCATCCTGGTACACCTTCAAATGAAGAGATGCACGGGGATACTCGTGACATTTATAACGAGAAACCTCTACCAGAGTTAGAAGCACGCCGTGGTGGCGAACCTACAGAGGAAGAACTTAACGGGGTTCCGCCTACTCCTGAAAATGTTCGAAGTTTCCCTTCTCCTAAACCACAGGAACGTCAACCCGGTGAACTATATCGCGAGGTGCCTCCATTCAAAGAGACACAGGATGCATATTGGCAGGGGCAAGATGATTACCGTGCCGGTAACGCAAATAAACGATGGCCGCCAGAACGCGACGATATGAACGCTGCATACGATCGCGGTATGCAAGATGCCATGACTGCATCTAGGAAGGGTCAGGAAACAACAGAAGAAAAATTTACCGGTCCCCTACACGACCAGATACATCCTAAGGATCAAAAAGCACAAGAAGCATATCAGCAAGGGCACAAGGACGTATATGCTGGGGAAAGTGTATACGACTACCCGGGAGAGAAAAAATATCAATACGCATATGATCGTGGACGCAACGATGCTAGACGAGCATTGAGGGAAAATAAACAGCCTATCGGCACTGAAATCCCGACCCATCCTAATACTGGGATAGTGGAGGGTGCAGTCGCTGATACCGCGGCAAAATTGCGTGAGCGGGACCTTGGGGCTGTTGCCGATGCAGTGGAGAAGAACCCAGCTATCGAGCCTCAGGCGCGTAAAATACTTCAGGACTTGACCGCCAAAATTGAGGAACACGGTGCGGTCTCTCCAGAAGAAATGAAACGCGTAACCCGCATAATGGATAAAATAGAAAAGAAGGAAAACCCTCAGGAAGGTGCAGCGCAAGCTAAACGTGAAAGCTTACAGCAACAGGCTAATCTAGGCGAGGAAACCGTTGCGGCTGAGAGCACCAAAGTCGCTCGCGAGAAGCAATTCGCTGCTCAGGCGGCGCAGTCAGCATTTGATAAATTCCAGCCTACTAATAACAAAATCCCTACCACTGTTGTGGATCAGGACCTATTTAAGCGGCGCCTCTCGGATGCGTTGGAGCATGCGCAAAAGGAAAATCTCGGCAAAGACCCACTGTCGCCAATGCCACGTAAACGCACTGCTGCACAGGAATGGCTTCGGGCTGCGTCTAAGCTTGTTAACGCAAAACGCATCACGCCTAAAATGATTACTGATTTTATGAGCAATGAGCAAATTGCTCGTGGTGGTGCTAGTGGCAAAGAAATTCGCGAGTTCAATAAAGTAGATGCTGATATTGCCACGAACAAGCGCCGGGTTATTGAAGACCCGATCGATACCGCCATGCGCCAATGGACAGAAAGTTTGTCTCCTGAAGATCGTGCTCAGTGGGAGAATGAAATTTCGAATACCTCTGATCCTAACGGGGATGAGTACCAATCTGAAACTAGTGCTGGTAAAAAGTCGTCTTTGGAAGACTATGATAGTCAGAAGTCTTCTGGCGCGGAATATTACGGTGGCCTTTTGCGAGATATGTTCCGTGACGAAAACGCGTCATTTAATCCACAAGCATTTTTAGCATCCTTACGGGGTGTATTTGGCCCTAAAGCCCGGCTATACGCCGAGAGCTATCGTGCTATGGAACCAGAAGGGACGAAGCACGAGTACGCTAACTCATTGGATGACGGATTAAACCGTGTGCAGAAGATGGAAGGCGGCGTATGGCTCGACCGCCAGCGGGAAGCCGCGGCTATGCCTGACGCAATCAAGAACAACGATGAAAAGATATATCTCGCGCACGAGCGCGATGATATTGCTAGCTTGTCTTCTGACGAGAAAGCAGCGTACTATCAGAAGCTTCAGCCCGTGTTTGAACACAATGATGAACTATTCCGGAATATCGAAGCAATTCATCCTGGACTACTTGGTCCAAAGGTTGAAAATCATATCCAGCGTGTTCCGCAAGGGTATCACCCGGATTTCGGTGGCGACCCTATCGCTAACGTAACCGCGGCTAAGAAGCGTGGGCTTTCTACGATGACTGCTACGCTGAAACATCGGGAGTTCATGGCCCTTGAGGACCCGCAAGGAAACCGCACTGTTATATCACCGACTGAAAATGGTTATGCCGAGTGGAACAACCATATACCGGCATACCGGCAGAATGCCGCGTTTGAAGAAACTCCTGGGGTTCAATTCCGGGACCATAACGGTGTGCTACAGACCGTGAAAGATGCGCTTACTCCCGAGATTGAGCAACATGCCAACTTTAGCAACGGCCAGCCAGCAAAATATATTAAGAGTGCAATCCTTAGCGCGCTCGCCACTAATGCCGAACTTCGTAACACGCTGGCCCGGCTTCAGTACCTTCAAAGCATTAAGGCCGAATTGGTGGCAAGGGGTATGGCAACTCCCGATGCCAAAGTGGCAGAACGTAACGGTTGGAAGCCTAGTATCGCGCCACAGTTCAAAGACCTATATATGACTGACCACGTGCGCGCAGTTTTGGATGATTTTACTGCGCCCGGTCTCACGTCAAACGAAGCCTGGGACCGTGTTCGTAATCTAAGTGAAAAGGTTACGAAGCTTATGTTCATCGACCCAATATTCCATTTAGCGAACGTCGGTACTCACTGGTTTACCGATCGTGGCTGGGACTGGATCAAACCTGAAAAGCTTCGTGTACTTGCTTCAACTAGCGCACAGGCTATTAAGTCAGTGCTTAGTCAAGACACTCTCCAGGACACCTTGCATGAGCACGGCTTCGGTGGGCAGTACCGTGGAGTACTTAACCAGAACCGGCTTCAGAATATTTATACTGCCGCTGGCCACGCGATTGCTAGTAATCCATCTAAGTGGGACCCGATCGCACGGGTTATGGGTATGAGCGCACAGGACCTTGGGCGGGCAGTGTATCGTGCTTCCAGTAAAATGATGTGGGCTGGTAACGATATGTTCCTTACCCAACGCGTCCTGGAACGTATGCACGATGGCGCCACTATGGAAAATGCCATTATGCAGTCAGAAAAGCATTTTCCTAACTATCGAGTACCTAGCTATGTCATAGGTGCGAATGACTGGGGCAGGCTTGCTTCTCGTATGTTGCGAGATAACACACTTTTCGCCTTCGGCCCCTACCACTATGGTGTGTTCAACTCCTATGCCCATATCGTGAAAGATGCCGTTAAAGGCAATGGACAGGAGCGTATCGATGCTGCCGGTAAGATGTTTGCCATGGGGCTCCTTGCATTTGCGGTATATCCAGCACTTGATAAGATCGCACGTATGGCAACCGGTAACCCAGATGCCGAGTTCCGTCGTCGTGGTCCGCTTACCTTGCCAAACCATATTGTACGGGCGGCGCAAGGTAAGGAAGATGCCCTTAATACCGGTCCTCAGGGCACCCTTACTATTTCGCCTTTAGCACAAGGTGCTATGCAGCAAGCGTCTAACCGTGATTTCGCTGGGCGTCCGATTAACGAGCCGGGCGATGTGACACGTGTATTCCAAGGACCTAATCGTATGCAAGCGCTTGGAAAAGTAGTAACCCAGCGCGCAGCTTCTATGGCGCAAAACTTTATTTCGCCGTATGCGATGGCTATGCGTGCGGCGGATAATGCTCGCGGCCCTATTAGTGGGTTTATATCTCAGGTGGCGGATATAAAGAACCCAAGTCCTAAGGCGGAACGGTATGAACGCGAAGCAGCCCAAATCAATCGCCAGAAAGCCCTTACCCGCCAGCAGCATGGCGGTTTGTATCCCGAAGAGGGATTATACAATAGGTTAACCCGGTGATGTTACCGTCCCGGTAAAGGAGCGTGTCATGCCTAGCGTAAGTGGACCTCAACACCGCGCAATGGAAGCCGCCGCACACGGTCACTCGACTTTGGGTATCCCTAAGTCGGTTGGGCAAGACTTTGCTGACGCAGACAAAGGTAAGAAGTTCAATATGGGCGGTGAAATAGGTAGCGTGCCTACAATCGGCACTGCTTCTTCCTACCCACCGCCACCCGGGCAACGAAAACAAGGGCCACGTAACTACTCTAAGAAAGGTTAACACCATGGCACACGATGATGCAGCGCAGGACAAGGCCCTTTTTGAAAGCCTTATGGCTAAACACCAGAACCCTGGCAAAAAGTACGCCAAGGGTGGCGCTATCGAAGAGACTGGCTACGCCAAAGGTGGCGAGGTGCTAGGGCGTCGGCGTGAGTTCATGAAAGAGCCGGACCCGTTCTCTGCGGATACTGCTGGCCCCGATGCGGCGGATGCCTCTTATGGTAAGGGTTATATGGCCCACCCGCAGCCGGGCTCGCCTCAGGCATATGGTAAAGGTGCCAAGAAGCACCCAGGCAAGGATAAGAGCCTTAAGACTGTTACACCTCGTCAGTAAAAGGTGGCAGTAATGCGCGATAGGTCAACGTTTCTTTATATGGAGCCGTCTCCTGAGACGGATAAATTTGCGACGTGTGGCACCTGTGCGCGGTTTAACCGTGAAAAAGGTCGTTGTTACTGGTTCTCTAATAACAAAGCCGATGAAGTAGACGAAAATGATACCTGTGGATTATATATCCAGGGACCTAACACCACAGAAGAACCAAGAAGTCTTGTCACCAAGAAAGAAGCAGGATTTTTTGATGGGCCGCCTCAATGCAGACGGTGCAATGCTTTTGATAATAGGGATAAATCTCACCAACATTGCGATCTATATGTTCAGCTTAATCGCATGTTCCCTAATATGTGGAAACTGAAAGAAGAAGTTAAACCCCATGCTTGTTGCAATGCTTGGGAAGGTGGAGAACGCAACCCTAAAAGATTTGGACCTTATGGTCCAATTCCGGACCCTGACGATCCCAAAGTTGGGGGTTCAATTATGAAGGCGGGTTTGTTAGAACCTGCAATTCCGACAACAAGACGCCCCGAGTAAATTACTATGTAATTTACTCGGTAAATGGTGAGATGTCAAGATACGTTCTTGGCATCCGGATTAGCCATCAAAATATCCAAATCCACTGGTTTATCAGGCATCAGTTCTCCAACGCCCGATCCATTTGGCACCGGTATAAACACTAGTGGCTCCGCACCATGTGCAAGATTGGTACCAGCCGCCAAGGTGCCACGCTTCACTACAGCGGCGTAGTGTTTCTTTAGACCTTCCATAATTGCACGGGTGTCGCCCTTTACGTCTGGCTGTCCCAGCCATCGGTAGAACTCTTTCTTAGAGAAACGTAGTTCAGGGTTGGGACCGTTTACCCATTGAACTTGTACAGCTACGCCATTTTGTGGTGAGTGGTCGATATTTATAATTCCGGGAGTACCGGGCTTAAGAGGAGGTGCCCCCTTTGTAACACAGGTGGCACGTTCCTCATATTTTAGAAAGTTAGTGAGCATATCTTCAGTATGTTCCATGCTGCCACCTTGCACGTTTTCTTCTCGGCTACGAGCACGCATAGCAAGGATTTTCTGAACAAGGAAAGTACGAATTCCTTCGATATCAAAATCAGTACCAACATGCGCGTTTGCAAACTCTGCACCGGTTTGTATCGCTGAAGCAAATGCGACCCAAAACCGCTCCGCATTGGTATTGCGCTTAGGGTCTTCTACAGCTTTTTCGAACCATCGTCCGTTAGCAGCTACAGTTTGATATACTAAGTCTCGATTAGCTCCCAGAAAAGCTGCATATTGTTTTCCAATTTGGCCAAAGTTACGATCCAGACTATCAAAGATACGATCAGCATCGCTTACGCTTATTTGACCGGGGCCATTCTTAGGAGGTTCTTTTTCTTCCCACTCAAACACCCTCATTAAACCGGCTGTAGTATTGGGGTTTTCCTTAAGAATGTAATTTCCGAAACAAGGGTTAGAGAAAATACCTACAATCGTTTGCCAGTCCCCTTTGTCACGCTGGGTTACATCTGAATTAAGCCGACTACCTTCGGCGCCACCTGTTCCCATATATAGGACGTTATACGCTTTCTTTTGGGCTTGATCATTCTTGATTTCATCCCAAAAATAAGGGAGATGTTTAATCTGCCCAAGGGTCTGAAGGACAGACTTCTCAGTAGCGTTTTCGTTTTCCTTCGTGAGTTTAGGACTACCCCACACCGCCGCGGCTACCCTTGCCGCAGAAGATTTATTAGCACCGCTATCTCCGAACACAGACATAAGCACGCAGTATTGCCCTGCACCGAACATCAAGGACGCACCGAAAGCAGAAGCCATAATCACTTGAAGACCAATACGTTCTTGGTTGCGTATAGTTCTATAGGCTTCCCACCATGGCTCGATATCGCCGGTAGGCCCATATTTCGCGCGTAGTTTAGGATCAATAAGTCCAATTGGTCCACGTGAGCCATCTGGCTTATACAGGACGCTTCCATAGGAGAACCCCTTGCAGGTATTACCGTCCATATGCCAACCAAATGGCACATTGGTATGAGCAGCAGCAGCGTTCTGTAATTTTCCAAGCCATGACATGATAAAACTCCTTACATATTTCATGTTCTCAGGCACATGTAGCACTCGTGCATCCAAAAGAACACGTTCTAGTTCCATTGCGGTCATCTTTTTCTTTTCCAAACATACCTCAGCGTAGGAACCCTTATCTGCGGAGGTTATAAAATTTAATGCATCAGGCCACGCCTGCACCCAAGGCTCATATAGTCTACAGTGGAACAAAGGTAATTGCTCGATTTCAGGAGGTTGACCACGTATATTACGCGCAACCACTTTGTGGATAATACCGTTGACCACGTTATATGTTGGATCAGGCATATCTGCATCTGTAAGCGGGGTCAGAACCCTTGGCGTTCCCACTTGGCTAGGTGCCACATATGTCGCCACGGGTTGTATTGCCACTTGCGGCTTGGGCAGAATTCTTGCCAGATGGAGGGGTGACTTGTTCCTAGCCAAAATAGGACAGGTTGCGCAATGTTTGCAACCTTCGCCTTGAATAGAGGAACACGAGGGCCAACCCAAACCGATAGACTGGCGTTCAGCAAGCTTCCGCTCCCAAAGCGCTTCAGTCTCGTTATACGTATATCCGCTGTGACCCCTAGCCATCCTATGTGCAAGTGCATGACCGTCCTCCAAAAAAGTAGACGCAAGGGTAGTTAAATTCCACAACCCTTGCGAAAAGTCTTTCCCACCGGTTGTCAGTGCTTCACGGAAGTGTCCGCACTGTCGGACCATTTCAGTCGGGTCCAAAGGCGGGAGGGAGTTGTTTCCAATTCCTTCGCCCAGGCTCTCAACAGGTAGAGCGCTAAACGCACTCGCAGGTGTACCGGCAAGAGATTGATTATTGGGACGATTAATCTGAGGAACAATGTTTGGGAGTATAGCCAAAGCAGTCGCAAAGTCATAGTCGCCTCCATCATTAATACCAAGCAGTTTCACCGGTTTGGGGGGATCATACTTAAAATTCGGCGTCCCAGGTACACGTAGAACCCTTGCACTGTCAGCAATTACACCGGCGTCAATCTTGCTACCAAAGAATTCTATCGCGAGAGATTTAAGTCCTTCGGCATATGGTTGCCACTCTGCTGGGGTCAGTACGCGATCAGATATCCAATAAACATGCAAACCACCACCACTAGCAACATACGCAGAAGGTAGCGGGAGTTTGTATTTGGTATAGAATTCTTTGACTGCATCAAGAGCCTCCCCTACAGTTTGGAACGCTTTTTCTTTAACGTCAACATCTAGCCATACAGCTTTTAGAGCGAGCGCGTTCTGCTGGGACTTGGCAGCTTTCTGTTTGTCTCCGACAGTTTTCACATTTGATTGACGAGACAAACACATATAAATATCTGGCGGCGAACGCATCGTGTTATGGCGATGCACCTCCTGAAGAAAAATATCAACGTCACGTGTTGGTACTCCGCTCCATGGGGTCTTATCGTCAATACGCCATTGGGTATGCACATTGCAGAACCCGGGGAGATCATCCCCGGGCCAAGGTAGTACGCGAAGCAGGAAATCGCGGATGTTTGTACTCATTACGCCTTACTGGGTTGCGAGCATAGCAGCGATCTTTTTATCCAAATCTGGATCGTCCACTGCGCTCGCTCCAACGTCCGCGGCTGTTTGTCCAACCATTGCACCGGGCTGCGGATTTGGATTGGGCTCGACAGGAACCTCAATCGAGAATGCACCTTGAGCGTTAGGCTGAAGGTCCACCACCGTATTGGCCGGGACCGTTACCTTCGCGGTAACAGGAGCACCCGCCGTGAATGCATCGAGACCGGGATTTGGTTCAGGCGTCGCCACCGCCTGAGGGGGTGCAACGGTAGGCGGCGTTATCCGCGCTTGTGTGCCTACTGTTGGAACCCCTCCAGCACTACCCTGCTGGACGGGGGCTGGAGACTGTGCCGGCAACGCCGGAGCAGTTCCTTGACCGGCGCCACCCGTTCCTGGAGCCGCGAGAGCAACACGCTCACGTCGGGCAATCTCGTCTTCCCCGGTGATACGCTTGGAAGCCATATCCTCACGCATCTGAATGATCACTGGGGCTTCCTTCGGGGTCAGCGCCTGAAGGGCCTTGAAGTCGAACTCGGGATGGGATTTCTGCGGATCGAACGAAATCCTAGTGATGAATGACGAGTAAGGCCACCCCTGCTTCGCCATGTTGTCACCAAACGTGAGTAGCTTCTGTAGTGACGCAGGTGGCACCCGCAAGAATGCCGGCTCCATAAGCGGCGTACCGAACAGGCGCACCGTTTGGTTAGGCATGACGAGCACAGCCAGCCGCTTGTAGTCGGAGCAGTCTCGGGTCTTGCGGCCATTCTGGTCAGTGTAAAACTCGTTGTGTTTGCAAGTTGCACACAACGGTGACTGCTGCTGGATCACATCCGGATCAGGCTTCACACCGTCGATAGATGCGCAAGTCGGACGCTTTCCCGAAGATGCGTTCTCTTCGAACCCATCCGGATAATACGACTTGGCCTTTACCTTGGGCGACCGAAGGATCACCACGTCGATATAGCTCATAGGCGAGCCATCGTCAGGCCGCACAAGGATGTGGTTGTTCCCTTGGTGCCGGATTGACCAGATTTTACCCTTATACCCGATGATTGGATAACTAGAGCCAATGCCTTCGCCCAAGCTTTCCTCAGGTGACAGGCTTTCAAAGCCTTCGGGCGGTCGGCTATTTGCCCAGTCAGGCACTCCACCGGTATTTGCAAGTTGCTGTGTCATTCGTCTTCTCCTGCTTTGGCTTTAGCGCCCGGTACCCGCGCCCCAATAGTACGTATGGTCTTAGGGTTGGCGCCGGGCGGGATGACGCCATGTTCTTTGCAGTAGGCTCGTACAGCCGTGGGATTAGCACGCCGGTCTAGCAAGTCAAACTGATTGTACTTGATGACGAAATCCATGAACGCTTGTGGGTCTTCTAGTGGGCATGAGTGTCTGTGGTTCCAGTGAACTGTACCAGTCTTTGACACAAGTGTCTTAACACCTGTTTGCGTTAGAACTTGTTCAAAGTACCCTTCCAAAAGTTCCTTAATTTCCTGTAGGGGCTTTTTATTCTTCTCGTTTTCGTCGTCCATCTCTTTCAGCTTTGCTTTGATCGCGAGGTACTGTGCTGTACGCTTCGCGACTACTCCCTCTTCTGTCGGTTCTGCCATTGGTCACGCTCCCTGTGCCTGTGCAGTTGCATCCGCGAACAAACTCAATAACTCACCTTGTACCTTGGCCTTACGCCTAAGTAAAGCATAAAGTTTTCGCTCTACTGGTGTAGCTTGCAGATGGATAATCTGATGACGGTGAACTTGACTTACCCTGTGAATTCTTGCATTCGCTTGCTCGTATAGCTCCAAAGACGCCATAGGACAGTACCAAATTATAGTATCTGCGGCTGTAAGTGTTAGACCGTGTGCCATACATCCGGGATGCGCCAGGATCATCTTGTATTTAGGCGTATCCTGAAAATCCTGGAATATCTGATTACGTTCTTTTTCATGTACATCCCCGTGCACAACAGCATGTTCGATAGGGTCCTCACCACCAAACAATTCAGACAACCCTTCTACCATGTGCCGGAACGGACAGAACACCAAAACCTTGTGACTGGCAGATGTAACAAGATCGCGCAGTATCTGTTTGCGACCGTCACACTCAAGCTTCACGACATTTTTCTGGTCATCGTACACGTAGCCGCCTGAGACCTGTAACAACTTAATCATTGCAGCGGCAGCATTCACTGCATTGATCTTCTGCCCATTGTCCATAGTGGCAAGAAAGTCATTCTTGATTTTGGTGTAAGTGTCACTCTGCTCTTGGCTAAGTGGCACGTCTATATAACGCTCCACGCGCTCAGGTAGTTCCTGCACGTCATCCATAGTGAACCTAACAGCAGGCTGCATCCAAGAGTATGCTTTCTCGATGGCACCTTCCTTGGGAACCCATAAATACTCTCCACGTTTCGTCATAAGTATGTCGCGGGCGTGAGAGCGCCAGCGGGGGACAGTATGTGGGGTTATGATCTTACACTGCATCCACACGTCCACAGGATCGTTGGGCATTGGGCTTCCAGTCATACCCCATACAAATTTCATCGGTTGCGCAAGATTGACCATCAACTTGGAGCGAGGATTAGGATTACGGAATGTGGCAAGTTCGTCGATACATAGCACATCGATATCTTTGCGCTGTTTAAGGTCTTCATAGAGTACCTTCACACCATCATGATTGACGATGAAAATCTCAGCCTCGGGATCATTGAGACGTTCCAGGCGCTTTTTCTTTGAACCGGTTAATACCACGGCTTTGTGATGCGGTATCGCTCCAAAGGCTTCCTTGCCCCACACCAGATCAGTGTTCGACAATTTACAAACTACCAAAAGTTTCCCGCAATATCCGTTACCGCGAAGATAATCCCATGACCATAGCGCGCCTCGGGTCTTGCCGGTGCCCATATCATTGAGCACATAAGCTCTCGGGTTAGCTGTAAGAAGCGACCCTGTTACCTTTTGGGTCAGAAATGGTGTACCACCCGCCCAATCGTAATAACAAATAATGGGATTAGGGAGATCAAAACCAAGACGCCTAAGAAGAGTATATTCTGCCAGCCCATGTTTGATCACCCATAGATTTTCCAACGGCTTCCCATCAGGGAATAAGCCTATCATACCCTTGGTACGTGGGACCGCGAGCGCTTGATTAGGTTTGGAGACGATTACTGCTGGCATAGAAGGCTTTCTATCATGCCCAAAACTTGTTGGATTGATCGGTCATCGTATACAATCCACACATACCCTCCAGCACCTTCAAATTCACTTTTTGTTACCCTTTGCTGGGGGGTAAGTTTATGCTCAGCATTACGTTTAGCTTCCACCAATACAAAATGCCCATTAGCACAAAGTAGATAATCAAGAAGCGGCTTTCCCATACCACGAGAAACAGGCATGCGGATAATAAGCTTGCCATAGCGCTCTTGTAACTCTTTCAGCCCAGCGCTGAATTTCTTTTTGATTTTCCCTTCGGGGGTCATTGCGGAACTCCCCTAACTACCATGTGAGTAGGTGCTTCGTTTCGAGCGATACCACTTTTGTCAGTATTGGCATATCGCTTATTAAGCTTGACCATATTAGCTTCCATTACTTCTTCAAGCGTAAAACCGAAATACTGCATGATACGCACCATGTAATGTAGCGCATCACCAAACTCTAACAGGGCAGCATGATGCTTTTCCGCTGGGTAGAGATCAAAGTTACCTTGATAGTCTCGGATCACCTTTTTGAAATGTTCCAGGTATTCACCGGTCTCGCCACCTGCTCCACATGCCATGATTGCCATGCCACGCCAGTCTGGCGCCGGATTATTTTTCCAATTTTTCCGCACGTATTGCTCGAACACTTGGGCTTTGCTTTGGGGGCTCATGTTTTGGTTCCTTTCCCATGGTATGGACAACTTACCACCTTGCAGTACCTAACACAAAGACCGCCAGGAGTTGGCGGGAATGTACTTGTCTCATGTGCCCATTGCAGTTTCTGCACGCGAGGAAGCAGCTTTGCTACGAACTCGGGCATCTCACTGCGGCGAAATACCTCCATAGTTGTCGCCTCTGGACTATTTGGGTCTTCATTTAACCATACGTATTCTGTCCTTACGACCGTGAGCCGCGGATAATGTTGGAATAGACATAGCGCCATAAGGCCAAGCTGTACTGATCCTTCTTTAGGTTTACCGGTTTTCCAGTCAATCGCAAGACCAACAGGAGGGTCAAGACGCACAACATCCGCAATACCACGATACCAAAAATTAGGAGCAAAATAAGGACAGGGGGAGAAGTCATTGGTAAGCCCATATTTCTGCTCCACAAATAGTTCACCGGGACCGGCGAGAACCCTATCTACCCACGGCTGGTATGGCACCATATACTCGGGAAGCGGTTTACCACCCTTTATGGCGTCCCTCATGGCATCGTGAACCTCATTCCCCCACTTGATATTGTCTGTGTCAGTATCTTTTACTCGCTGCTCATATGGAGCAGCCGAATAGTTATAATACCTCTTGGCGCAAGTCTCGAAACCGTCAAGCTTGCTATATGACCAGTTGAATTTACCCATTTCGAAGTCTACTCCACTCTATTCCGTTCCACACAAGAAAGTCATCATCACCTATATAAAGATCACCATGAAAACCTATTGCGCTTTTCAGCGATACCTCCGTTAATTGCAAAAGCTAGTTTCACATACATCTCCACACTTGGAAATTCTTCCACACGTTCAACTAGCGTTGTGTCTGCTACCGTCACGGTAATTACCTGCGTAGAAGCGTAATTTCCTACCTCTATGTCATAATCCCATAACCAACGTTTTATGGTATTAGCGCGCTGGTTTCGATCAGGGACCTCTTCATTCTGATTGGTTGGTTGCCAAGTGAGCAACGCTTCGAAGGGTGATTGGGCAGCGTTCGCCATATGCATGTGTCTTCCCACAGCATCCGCAATTATACCTACCTTTTTCAGGTAGGACACCTGAAGCCCGGGCAACCTCTACGTGGAATGCCAACAGTTCGGGTGTATCTGGATCGCATTCCAACCCGGCTTCACGCAACCGGGTGATTTCCTGGGAGTGAGTGTGGTAGAACACTCTCGCTTTTCCTTTGGACATTTCCGCTAGGGTCTGCTGGCTTAGAGGTTTGTCCTTCATGAGTATATGGCCTCACCGGTTCGGGATATTTCTCGATCAACCCCTGCACACGTTCGTTGAATTGGTTTACCCACCCATCAGGTGAAGCCGGTGGCCGATCATCAACCCAATTCCCACGCTGCATACTATCGCGGAGAACCACCAAAGATGCAATGGCTTTAGTGATGTGATTAAGTCCGCTATCCGGGTCCAAATTTTCACCTTCCCACCAAGACAGCATATGTCGCATGACGGCATCGTAATACACACTGCCACGTACACCAATAACACGGTAATTATGGCGACCATATTTCATTGCCCCCTCAAGCATGGCAACACCTAGTTCTGCCATCACAGGCGCAGGGATAGTGCTCATAGGCACCTTTTTGATGCCTAGAGCGTCCTTTGGATTAGTTGGTTTGAGACTTTTCGCAGACGTAATTGCATGGCTTTCTTTCATTACACTGCTCATTGTCCAATCCCCACCCATTTTCCTTCGATATCCTGGAACATGCGCTTAAGTCCAAGGGCGATCGCGGTAGCATTTTCAGCATTGGCACCTTTAGACCGTTCCCATCCTAGCATAAGTGCTATACCTTCAGCATGATCACAAATCCATGAAAGGTCTTTACTAAGACATGCACGTAGGGTAATGGGAATTCCAGCATCTGACAACACCTTATCAGTGTCTTCAGGAGGATTATATACTTCATGCCCCGCGGCACGTAGCTCAGCAGCAGCTTTGTAAAAAGCTGGAAAATTATCCTCAGGATAACCGCTCATTGGTCCAGAAAGATATATCCTCATGAGCATTCTCCTACCCATTGCTTACCGGGATTTTTCAATTCCTCTATAAGCTTATGCTTGTCAGTGAAAATCCCAGTAGCGAACTTGACCATAACATCCCATCTTTCAGGCTCTTTGTCCAGTAGAATATATCCCCGCTTGCCGCGGCCCAGCATAAAACCTAGCTCAAGATGTGATGATTTTCCAGCAGGTAACATTAGCACTGCAAGCCCTGCCCTGGATAAATGTGTGTAGTCAAAATCGAATACCATCTTGGCATGCCACCCTTGCAATGCTTCCAAATATGTATGCCCTCGTTCTTGTTCGTACTCCTGCCAGATATCATCGGCCCGTTCTCCCGCCGCGTGCCAATCTTCGAATACCTCAAAACCATGAGAACGTAGTTCCTCTGCAAACTCACGAATTGCAGGATTACGCAGGCTACCAATCAGATATATAACTTCTTTGTCCATGTTGTCACCATGTCACTACGATAGAGATAGCAGTTGCAGCAGCCCAATAAATAGCACGTCGCCAATCCCCATCCCATACATACCACATAGTGGCTCCTGCTTCAAGCACACAAAGTATAACCACGAATACTTGTCCAGGATTATTCACTTACAATCTCCGTAAGTAGGTCCAGATTTCACCTCGGCCTCCAATGGAATATCGCTACCCCAAGAAGGCTTTCTTGTCAACTCTTTATATATGATCGCCTTCGCATTGGCTTCATCAGCTATGGGGACAATGAACACTAGCTCATCGTGGGCTTGAAGACAGAACCTATACCCTAGATCGTTAAGCCTTAGCGCTGCGTTCATGATAATGATGCGCGCAAGGAATTGGATTATATTCTCCAACATCTTGCCGCCGTACATCTTGTAAGTGCCCCACCCGTAATTGTAGATATATTCACCATTGTCAAGTCGTGGATTTTTGTATTTCATTGAGAGCCCGTTAGGCCCCTCAATCTCAGCATAGGTAATCGTAATAGGACCAATATTTATTTTCGTGTTAGCTGCCTGCGGATTTGACCAGATTGCACTAGTGGCAGATTGTAACCGGTTCCACAATTGTGGAATTTGCCAGTACCGGGTGCGATAAGTACGCACTGTACGGTGTGCAAGTTCTGGTGTCCACGCCACTACGGTCGAAAGGTCAATCCCTAAGATGCGCGCTAGCATCAACACCATGTTGTAAAATTTTTCGTCGCCACATTGGTATCCTAAACCTAGCACGCCTGTTTTACCTATGAAACCGTGAATAGCATGCCCCTTGTTCTTTTTACGGTCAATAGGAATACCAAAAATTAGTGAGGCGAATGCGCTATATGGGTCACCCCCAACCTTGGCAAATTCAGCAAGTAGGTCCTTGGCACCGGCCAACCATGCCACTAGCCTAGCTTCAATCTGTGAAAGATCGCCTGCGATTACTACGTGTCCAGGCGGTGCGATAAGTGACTTACGCAACATAGGGGGCTTACCGGGCATGCCGCGCGGCATGTTCTGCATGTTAAGCTTCCAGTCGCCGCTTAAACGATGCGTGTGGGCACCGGAATAGCGTAGAGGCACAGGCATTTCACCGCCCGAATAAAGTCGCGGATTACCGTCGCGGTAACGGTCCCATGAAAGAGAAGCGATTTTAATCAATCGCTCCGTGCGAGTTTCCTCGATCGTACTTTTTATCCCCAGGCGCGCACACGCGAGCGCTTGTACCTTAGTGTCCCAGTGCTCTTGAAGGTCCTTCATGAACTGGTCAGTCTTGGCGAAAGCGGGAATTAGCCCATTAGCACCGGGCTTCATTGCCACCTCTACGCCAAGGTTCTCCAATGTTGTCTGGAAACCAACATTGGACATTAACCCAATACGCTTCACTTCGGATTTTACTTCTTCAGGTGTAGGTAATGGATAATTAATTCCTGCTTGAAATACAGTAAATTTAGCACCGCATGCTTCTAGAAGTTTCACTTTCTGCCCGCGCACGCTGGAGAGATGCTTCTCCAGATGTGGCTTGTCTAACATAAACCTAGGCTGAACCGCCGCGCGGATTACAAGGTCCATCAGTTTGCGTTCAGAGTGGGGGAACTCCGGGAGCAATACCTTGAATATATCTCTGGATCGTTCGTTATCGGCATTGGCGTAATCACAATATAGTTTCCACAAGTCAGTTTGCCATATAACGTCTTTGCGTCGCATATTGATCACTTTGGAAATCACGCTCTTATCATGCACTACGCCTAACACACCAGAACATACACTGGCAAGATCAAGCCTAGGGAGGATAT